TATTTACCATTGATACGTACATCAATTTCGTCAGCAGTTAATGTCAAAGCTAACTCCTCGATCTCTTCCATCGGAATATATGGGTTTTCTTTCATGCCTCCATATGTCGTATATGTAGGTTTCTCCGAGATTGACTTCAGCCATGCCGTACCCTTTACTGGTGTTGCTGTGATCGACCAAGTTCCGCGATTATCCACTAACCTTGTTTTGATCTCAGGCCAGATATCTGTTTTCTTGATTTCCTCGTCCATCCAGACATGATCAACTTTCTTACCCTGGAACTTTGCCTGACCCATCTCAGATGACTTGAAATGGATCTCCCAGTATCTATCCTCGTATTGACAGGTCCATATTTGTTTTTGACCGTTCCAATGAGTCTTGTACCACGGAGGTAAGTATCGATCGATCATAGGCCTGTCAACTGTTGCCATCATTGTATTGTCAAGACCAACGACCCAAAGCACTCCATTTTTCGGACATTTGTGCCATGGATGATCTCCAGTGACAATCATTACAGAATCATAAGCACCAATCTCAGTTTTGCCAATTCTATTACCACCAAGAGCACAACGACCTTTCATATGTGCATGACGTAAAAACTCCCACTGCCAACTCTCAGAACCATCAGATCGATTGTGATACGGAAGGAAATTATAATACGGTAGAGTCTTCCGGTACAGAATCGTCTGGGCCATCTCCAAGTTGCTCGGGTCCTTCAGCCAATCCGAGTTCTTGCATAGCTTGTTCAAGCTCAAGATTGATTTCTTCATCTGTTGAGCCGGTAGGTAGCAAGTCGAGTTGTTTTGGGGCGTTATCGCCATATACATCGCCAATCTTTTTAAGAGCACCTAACCTTGTTGGGTTGTCATCGACTGTTTCTAATACTCCATCTACGTTAATTTCTTTCTGTGCAGTTGTCAAGTTTATTAAGCCGGACGCATAATCTTCTACGGTAAAACCTTTTACTTCAAGTGCTGCAACAACTAAGTCTCGATAGGACTTTTTTCGCTTTGTTCTTTTGACCGTATCTCTTGAAACTTCGACTTGTTGTGCTGTTTCGTCCAAGGTTTTTCTTTCTATTGTATGAGCTTGGAATATCTCTAAGTCTCTTAGTGTTAAAGTGTTATCGTCTATTTTTGCTGGCATAAGATACCTTTTGTCGGTAATAAAGTTAAAGTATATTAAAATTTTTCTTTTACATATCCGTCTTGTTTGTAATGATATTTGATATTGTTTGGCTTACGACCTTGTTTAATTTTCTTCGGAAATGCGTCTGGCCACTTACTTCTCAGCCTCATTAAACGTCCACGTATTGCAGCCTTTGTGATGGGTGGATCTTGCAATTCACCGGCCTCTCTGTACGATAAACCGCGAATTATGCACATTCTGTAAGCAATAAGCTCTCTCTCGGTAGGGTTTACGATAGATGGTCTTGGAAGTTCTTTTGCCATTGTCTCTCCATAAAAATAGCCGGAAAGAGGGTTTCTCTCTCCGGCTATAGAGTTAAGTTTAGTCTAGAACAGCAGTTATCTCTTTTAAAAGACCTGCTTTCCGCTTTTCATGTTTCACTGTATCATATAACATTCCAGCCTCTTCAGGCGATGCTCGCCCTCCGTATCGACTCATACCTTTGTTTGTAGCCTCTAAAATGGCACTTAAGGTTATATTCTCTTTGCCTTTACGTAAATTGAGATAGGCAAGGAGCACACCAACCAAGACTGGAATCAATGACTCAGGATCCTTATAGTCAATCCCCAAGAGCTTGTCAATCGATTCTGAGGCGTTTTGCCGGTCTAAGGCGTTATCATGCCGATCATACGACTTTTCCAACTCAGCGGCAAGCAGGGCGTCTTCTGCAGCACTATTTGACACCTTGAGCTTTGCAACTAATTCCTGCTGAAGAGCAAACTCTTTAATCTGCTCTTCTTGAGCTTGTTCCTGTATTGCCTGTACAATACCAGATGCACCAGCCCCAGCCGCAAACGACTCAGACCCAGAACACCCAGAAAATACAATTAACAATGGCAAAAACAAGATTACCAAATACTTCATACTTGTACTCCTAAAAAAGATACATTAAGTTTCTTTTGGTTATTGTTGATTTGTCCCTTCAACATTACGTTCCTGGCGATCTTTTGTTCTTTGGCTAAGAAACTCAAGTGCCCGAGTGAGATGTTGCAATGCCATCCAGTTAGGGACGCAAGCAAACTCTCCGGACTGAAACCCAGCAAGCCTATCGATAACGATCGAGAGCAAGTCTTCGTTCTGAAGTCCGTTTATTCCATTTTCCTTTATCGGTCCGTTCTGGAAATCGACATGACCAAGAATGTCGTCATTTTCTCTGGAAAGCACTTGATAAACATGACAAGCACCACCCTCGCCCGGAATATCACATACAGCAACATATGTATGATCGCTGTCGTGATTCTTGAGGGTGCGAATGCTAATTTCAGGCTCAACTGCAGTACATGTTTTCGGAGTTGATTCTGGGGTCTCATTCAATTCTTCCATAATGTGTTCCTTTCTTAATACTTGTTCTGTTCTTTTCTGTTAATACTACAAAAAAACCTCAATCGAAACGATCAATTAAGGACTTGCTTCATTTACTTGCCTCCTTGCAGATTGCGGCGGCTATTTCAAAGTGCTTGGGCTGGGCATAAAAAGCAAACCATCCAGGTACAGACCAATTCACATGAGGTGCATCGCCTTTATTTCGCATCTCAGCAAGGTACGACTCGTTCATTGCATTAAAGAATGCCTTTTTACCATACTCCTTAACAGCCCAATCTCTCCACCACATAGCTACGTTCCAGTCGTTTATGGGGATGGGAACGGAAGCGAGGCAAGAGCCTGAAACCTTTTCTTTATACAAAACATTGCATTTGATGCAACAATTATCTTCAAAGTGGTCCCAGTCGTGGGGATTGTACTTCCATTTATGCCAACTCTGCGTCTCCGGTTGCAACACCTCCCCCAGCAAAGCAGGAAGCTCTGCGTCTGTGGCGGCTAGTAGTTTTTCTGTTTGTTTATTCATTACTTGCTCCCTTTCCGGCAGGGTTATTGGTTTCCAGTGAGTGACATTACTAAGCAAGTAAGCTGTCTCTGATTCGCATAGAACTTCCCAGAAACCTTCATTGAAATAATATTCATCTTTTTCTTCGCAATAATCAGCCTGTTCGTAGTAATCGCCTTCATCTACGATGTTGTGTTTCTTGGCATACCAGCCAAGGCTAGTTTTTTCTTTGCCATAGCTGTTCTTCCAGTAAATCTCTATCCTTTTCCCGCTCTCCGGCAATCTATCCTCAACGCTCACCCACTGATGCTTGACAAGCTCTACCTCAAGATCAGTCATCCTCGCAGAACCACGCTCATAGTATTCTGAGAAATGCTTTACTTCTGCCTCAAGCTTGGTGATACGGGCTTTCATCCATTCTGCCATCCAAAGAGATTCGATGCAGTCTTCAAATGCCCCATGGTCTATCAATCCCCGTATTTCCTCAATATATGCAAATATACCCTCTTGTGTATATTCTGGCCTGACTTCCTTTCGGCGAGCTTCAAGGTTGCCCTGACGAAGCTCTTTGTTCTCAGACTCAAGCTGGTCAATGTCCTCCATAGCCTCTGAGAATTTCCCATCTGTCATGTCGTCCATGTAGTCAACGGTGACATGTTCCAAGATTGATTCTATCAGTTCTTTGCATTTACTCATATTAAAATCCTTTCGGTTTGTTACATTCCAGAACATGCTCCACTTTACCCATTGTTAATCTCCTTTAAGGTTAATTTGTATCGTTTACATGGACCTTTGCTTAGTTCATATGGCTTGCATGAGCCTTTGCGGGGAGTGAAGCGGAACTCGCTCAGAAACTCAGAGTCCTCTATATGCCAAGGGAGACGGCCTGAATCTTTATTTTTATCGTAATAGACTCCAACTATAGGAGCAGACTTCAGTACTGGCTTTTCTTGCCATATACACGAAAACCCACTCCTGTTCTTGTCTCTCGTTACCCATACTTTCATTATACTGTCTCCTTAAGTTTCTTTTTAGCATTCCTGATACGGGTTTTCGTGGATGTTGCCGATTTTCTTTACCGTAGCACTCTCTAGAAGGTCTGCATTCAGTATCGCATTAACCAGTAAATCGCCACCGCACATAAAGCACGCTCCTTTGTCGTCCCACACGATAGGGAATACCCCAGAGCTTCCGCCGTCAAACTCAAGCAAGTCTCCTTCCCACCAATCCAAGTCCTTGTCGTTCTTGTCCTTAAGGCCGGTGTATTGCATGAGGATGAGGTCTTTCAACTCTGTCACGCAATCGCATTCAGCTGGCTCTATAGCGTGTATTTCAGTAACCGCTAAATCTTCGTGGACAATATATTTTTCGTGCCAATCAATAATCAATACGTCCACCATACAATCATCTTGCACCCATGCTCTAAACTTTATCTCTCTACTCATGGCCTTGCTCCTTAGATATACTTATCTATATTTTCTTCATATGGAATAAGCCTACCTGTTTTTATTGCATGTTTAATTAGTGGGATAAGTCTCAGTTTTTGTTCTTCCGTATAACAAAAGTTATCTGCTCTTATATTATTCTGTAATGCAATCACATCAACCATTTCGAAATACTCACACATTTTATCATAACGTGAACGTCTATACTCATCGGTTTGAGATGATTCCCCTGAGTCCGAGACAGTAATGGAATGTTCAACAGCAAGAGGCAAAGTAGGGAGAAAAGCCTCTTTTATAGAACTACTGCTCGGACTCTTTTGGGAATAAGTCTTGTTTTTCATACCTGTCAAAAGAGAGAACATTTTTTTGTCTCCTCACTTTTAACTCTATAAACCTTGATTACTACGCCAGGTTCTTCTGTGCTATAACATTTCTTACACTGTTTAAACCCAATCACCTGTTTGTCGTCTTCCCATACGATGCCAGTCAATGCATCTTCGGTTGAACGAATGATCTTAGTTAAGTCCGGGAAAGTAGTGTGGTGTTTTGGAGCTGATGCTTTTAATTTATTACTATTAGCACCAGTCCCAAAATCACCCTTACGAAAAGGAAAGCGAAAGATATAACTACAAATCAATGGACCTGTCAGATATTCACCATTGTATTGCTCTTTGGCTTGCCTGGCAACATCCTTCCTCCATCCGGGTAGAAATTTCCCAGACGGACGGATGTATGGCCTTGGTTTCTCAGGAAGCAAATAGTTGATGTCGATAAGTTTACCTTTATGCTTGGTTATCTTATTGATAAGTTCAGGCGTAATCTCTGTTTTGACTTTAGTTGTACAAGCAACAAAAGAACCGCCAGGGGCAGCTTTACCTTTGACAAACATTTCAAATATTTTCACAAGCATATTAGTATTATCGTTTCTTTGACTTAAGTGTCAAGTTTTATTTCTTTTTTGCTTTCTTTGTACCATCGGCATTAAGCTCTTTCCAGCTTTTAGGCTCTTGGTACTCTTCTTTGGCGTCGCCTACCCAGCCTGCCAGATCGATATTGAATAAAGTCGAGATATCTTTCATCCGGCTAATTCCATCTTTCGGGAACTGTGTTATTGGTCCGTTGTATTTCATCCACTCGAGGAAAGGCTCTTTGATCAGATTGAAAACATCAACCTTAATCTTTGTTCCAATCTCAGGAGTCAGTGGCAGGCCATCTTCGCCGATTGCTTTCGTTATCTTATTGAATTTAGTGCCATTTCCCCATCTTGAGGTACTGACACATGCGATAAGATACATAATCGTAAAGATTTGACCTTTTGTTTGTATTAAACCGATATCCCAATTCTCATTAAGAAATTCATGCAATTTGTCATTAACAAAAGTGTGTCGTTTGTTAGCCAACAATGCACGACGTTCTTTAAGCGGTTTTGGCAATGAACCTTTATCAGTTTCAGTTGCATCTCCGGACTTTTTAGATGTAGATGATTTCGGGCCTGCTATCCAGATTAGCTTTCCAAGTGACTTACCATTCAAGATCATAACAGGAATAGTATTTTTATCTGATTTCTTTTTCTTGGTATACTGATGTGGTTCAAGTATGCCACCAAATGTATGTTGCAACTGACGAGTTTCTGCATGAGTTGCCTGACCATTGACCCCAATTTTAATTTCTGGATAATGTTCTTTATGTGCGTCAATGAAGCCTTTTATCAAGACAATCATTTTTCGTGTCCAGCACTCTTTATTGAGACATAAAGCCTTATGAGTTTTCACATCATCTGCAAACAGATTTGCCTTTGATCCTGAATGGGTCAAACAGTCCACACAAGGGGTCATTTTGCCGTGTTCGTCTTCATACTTGAACTTATGGTCGAACGGAGCGTTTTCGATCACATGCTCCTCAGCTTCGCAAATTCGTTTAAATTCTTTGAAGTCATGGAACTGCCAACCAGTAATACTTTCGTTGATACGATCCTGCACCTCAAAACTCAACTTAGAAAGAATTTCAAGATGTGGAAGTGTAGGTTCAACTTCTTCGTCCTTAAAGTCTTTCAACCATGACTTTGAGATATTGTCAACGATATTGGTTCGTACAGCGATTCCTTTGGGTGTCATATTCAATGCTAGCCCTGCAGCTTCATGGTCACCGTCAAATGCTTCAAGCACAACCTTAACGGAATCAGCCTCTTCAAAGATAGTCAAGTTTTCTCTGAAGTGATTCTCGAGGTGTGTAATCTTAGCTATCTCTCCCATTGGAGTGTCTTCTGGGTATATGATCGCTGGGATAAGTTTCTTTTGAGCAAGTTTAGAAGCAAACAGTCTTCTACTTCCTACGCAAAGATCGAAATCCTCTTTAACGTTTTCGTCTCTGTTTGTTCTTACTGCTATCGGAACAGCAACGCCACTAACGCCAATGCTTTCAGAAAGCTCTTTGATGCCTATCGATTTTGAGGTTAGCTCACCTCTAGGATTATTTATAACCCTAATACTATCTACTGGTATCTTTGATAAAATTTTCTGCTCAGACATTCTTTTCCTTTCGGTTTCAATCGGGTATCTCCCAATCAGGTTCATCTAATTCGTTTTCATTTACAGGATTGCAAAACTTAAACTCTTCTGCTAAGTAAGTAAGTTTACATATCCCACATTCACCTTGTCGATGTTTTGCTATAATTACTTCTGCTTCACCATCAAGCACTGCATTGAGGACTTCACGTTCTCTTTTGTAATCCCCTCGGTGCAACAGCAATACGTTATAAGCGTCCTGCTCAAGACTCCCAGACTCTCGGAGATCTGTAAGCTTAGGACGAGTAACCTTTCTGTTCTCTGACTCTCTGTTTAATTGTGCTAAAGCAAAGATATGAACGTTGAGTTCTTTACAGGTAGCAAGTAACGTCCGGCTTATTTCCGATACTTCTTCCTGTCTACTTGTCTTGCCATCGCATGTCATCAACTGTAGGTAATCTATGAAGATGATCTTAACATCATTTTTTATCTTCATTAGTTTTGCCGCAGTTTTGAATGCTGCAAGTTTCATAGCAGGAGTGTCATCTATGTAAAGATTTAAACCAGCAATCATTTCTTCACATTCCTGTATGAACTTTAATTGTTCATCAATGAAATGACTTTTCCTTAGTTTTTTTAAACTAAACCCTGTCTTTGCTGATAGCAATCTTTCAAGTAGTCCATGCCTGTCCATCTCAAGCGAAAAGAATCCTACTGGATAGTCTTGTGCAATGTAATCAGCGATATTCAATGCAAGTGTTGACTTTCCCATTGAAGGACGTGCAGCAAGAATTGTATATTCGCCAGGGAACAGTCCGTCGAATTTTTCGTCGATGCTGTCAAGCCCAGTCACGATAGCACCTTCGGCCTGTTTCCTTATCTCACTGAATAAGCATCTTGCCTGAACTTTGATGTCAGTCGTTTTAGCACTCAGGTCTAAGTCTGTTATTTTCTCAGCAGCAACAATAAACTTAGAACATTTATCTGTAGCAGATAGCGTAGGATCTTTTATGAATTGACCAAGTTTCTTATATACGTTATGTGCTTTACGTAAACGATAACAGTCAAGTATCTTGTCAGCGTAATACTCAAACGATGCTTCATTCCTGAAACAGTCAATTATCTTTTTAACTGATTCTATTTTAACTTTTTCCCATTTCCCATGTTCGACTAATAAGTATTTCAACTTAACTAAGTCTACTGGTTCGCCACTTTCGACTTTGTTTTCTTTCCAAAGTTTCACAATCCCTTTGTATAGCAACTTATAGTTTGGGTATCCAAAGTGCTTTGGTTGGATTTTAGAGATAACTTTTTCTATCAATGATTGATCACTTAGCAAAATAGCTATGAAAGCTTTTTCGCTGTCTTCGTCAAGTAATCCAATATTTTCAGCAGTTGACATTACGACACCTTTCGTTGTTGTCTCTTCACTCTTTCTTTAGCTGTTAATCCATCTCCACCTTTTTTTGCTTTTGATATCTTCTTACGTACAGAACCAAATGCTTTCATTCTGAGTTGAGTAAATTGTTTTCTGAGTTTGTTTCCACTAAGTATATTTGAAAACCAGAAATCATCCTCACTGACCCACTTTATAACTTTCTTGATATCGTCCGGTTCAGCTTTGTCGATTCTTATTAGTTTTTCAATATCCTTACTCCACCCCTGAAGGCATCTAGCTTTGGGCTTCTTAAATTTAGGATCATTGTTGGAGATGCATGTATATAAATAATCAGCTAACAAATAAGCCGGACTTCCTTTGTCACAGTCCGGTTTAGTATTCTTTGTTTTTTCTTTTATTTGTATATCTCTTTCTTTGTAGCTACTGGTTTCCCGTGTCTCGGGTTTCCCGTGACTCGGAGAATCAATCGTTTTTGCTTTGATTGAATACATTTCTGCCTGTTCGCCAGTAATAAATGCGTTATTTAAAGAGATTTCGCCTGATTTATCTTGAATCATAGGGAAAGGAGAGATATTCCACGTTTTAGTTGAAAATTGTCGCTTTGTATCAAAGTCTTGGGTTATGATAATATACCCAAATGTCTTCAATTCCTTGATTATTCGACTCAACCTCGCTTGTTTGCAATGCTCTCTAATTAATTGTGCTTTCATTACTTTCCAGTTCTCAGGCCTTGACAGCAACTCCACTAATAAACCTCTGGCATCATACGAAATGTCTTCTCGTTGTAATAATGAATTTGGTATTATCGTGAAATTGCTTTTTATAAAGCGTTTGATAATAGGCATTTACGTTCCTTTCAGTGCATAAAAAAACCACCAGCCTTGCTTGTGAAACGTATAAATACAACGTATTCAGGCGGTGGTTTGAATTATGACTCTATACGTTTCATCAAGCAAAGTCAAGTGTATTTTATAATCATAGTTGCGTCAAGAACTATTTAGTAAATCTGAGTTTCGACTTCTTCGATCTTTAGTCCAGGTATTTCTCGAACATTATTCTTTATTGCTTCACGAACAGCTTTTTTGTCAACGGTCTTGATGATATACTTGTCAGGTACATCATCAACATTCATAATGCATGTCAATTTCCACTGTTTCCTGACTTTAGTAGAATCGATCTGAGATAATGGAGCAGCAGCGGCCTCGAGAGGTTCGGCATCAACCTGAACCTTAGAGCCATCGCCACCCTTGGCAATACTAATGTTCTTACGTCTTTGTTCTTCTTTGGCAGCCTTAGCTTCTTTGGCGGCATTTTCATCGGCAATACGTTTATTCTCTGCATCGATCAAACGTTGTTGCTCGGTTCGATATGCCTGCACTTTCTTCTTGCCAGCATTAAAACAAATTTCAAAAAGTTCACTAATGTTTTTAGCTTGCATGTTTATATCAGCAGTAGCCACGCGTAGTGGTTTTGTTACTTCTAGACGAGACTTGTCGATATGCTTAAGTATCTTATTAAGGCTCGTTAGGTGTTCGTTCAACACGTCACACTGAGCCTGATTTGTCACTTCTATCTTATTGATTTTGGCGACAAGTTTCTTTCCTTCTGGCTGAGTCAGGAGCATGTGTTGTGTACTGATTGGATCCATGTCATTGACAAGGATTACTCTGGTTACATCTACAGCAATTTTTTCTGACGGCATTCGCGTCCTTTCGATTTTGGCAGTACGCCTCGTTTTCTTAAATTCATCAATGCTCTTGGAACATCAAATGGATTGGGTTTATGCATGAGTTCATAATATAGCTTGATGAGCTTTATTGATTCTCCTGCATCACAACAGATTCTATCGGCAGCCAAACCACTTTCATTGTTTAGTTGCAGATATGCTTTAATTAAAACATCTTCGTTCATAGTATTTCTTTCTTTAAAAAAGCCCACCACGACGCTTGGGACGCCGTAGCAGGCTCGAGGGTGAGTTAATTAAAAGGGTGCATCGTCATCGTCCAGGAATGGATTTGAGCTATCGTCAGGTTCGTAGGCATCACCATTAGACTCAACAAGAGTTTGTCCTTTCTTCATCTTGTTTTTACGCTCATGCTTTCCATAGAAATCGCGATTATACCCAGATTTCTTTTTCTTCTTTTTCTTCTTCGGTTCCGGCTTGTCAGTCATCCTCTTCGTCGTCATACGGAGGGAATACAGCGAATGAATCATTTTCGTGATTCAGATCAACTCTGATCCCTGCCTCAAGGAGATTGTCAAGAACCTTGTCGGGTACTTTTGCAAAGATTACAAGTTCTCCAACTTTCCTGAAGTATGAAATTACTTCACCGTCATCGTTCTCAGCAGGAATGCCATCCTGCAGCTTAAATCTCTTTTTACAGATATTAAGTTTCGTTAGTCCTTTTTTTCTTTTTTTGCCCATTTGACTTCTTTCTTTTAAATTTCTTAACTTTAAATTTATAACCCATACTTTTGGGTGACGGTACTACAACTCCAAGTGTTTCTGCACAAAAATAAATTGCTTCAGATATGAGATCGCTCATATGGTCACAAGTTATATCTGCTTTTGATACTACGTATTCTAATTCAGTATCTTTGTTCTCAGTAAGAAATATCTTGGATAAAATCTTATCAGCTTGCTTGGGATTTACAAATGTCTCATAGGTATCAGTAAAGCCCTGTGCTGCATGAACACATACAGCCACATGCCAGTAGCCTAACTGAGGGTTTGTCTTTTCTTTATCAGCCTTAGAAAAATAGCCATGTATGAGATCGCCATCCTTAAAACTTCCACGTGCCCAAGCGTTCATCGTGTCTTTTTGGATTGGTACTATATTTCCCTTTCGCATGCGGAATGGGAATCTTGGTTTATTTTTCCGTCTAACCATCAGTCCCAGTCCTCGTCGTCGCCTTCTTCTTCTTCTTCAAAATCTTCTTCTTCCGGCTCCGGTTCTGGGTTAGACTTTTTCTTATTTTTAGAACGTTTTGGCTTAGCCTTATCTTTCTTCTTCTTGGCTTTTGCTTTAGCTTTCTCTGCCGGCGAATCATCTTCGTCGTCATTGCCTGAATAAGTGTCTTCGTTAGCATACTCAGGATCGTCGCCAGTTGGCAGCAGGAACGTCTTCATGAGGAAATACTTCACGCCGCCTGTGATAGCCTTGTAAAGCCCTTTGTCGCCACCATCGCAACCTTGACCCATCCACATGTAGATTTCTCTATAGCCTGTTGTGAGGTCTGTTAGAGCCATACGCATTTCGATCGTATAGACACTTCCATTCTTTCCACTTCCAGGGCGAACCTCTATGAGGCGTGTAACCTCAACTGCAAATCCAAGGCCACAATTTTGCATCTCAGCTTTTACAGCTTTTACAGCAACTTCATCTGTAACATAGTTGTAATTCTGAAATTTGTTTTTACCTGTCTTCTCAAGACCTGTAATCCTGCTTGCAACGTCGATCTTGATCATACCAAGTTTCTGTTGTAGCTCAAGCTGTCTTTCGCTTGGCATACAGCCGCACATTGCTATCGGTGGATCGTAGGATATTGCATTTTCCACGACGTCTTCCATTTCGTCCGGCTTTTCTTTCTTTTTAGTTTTCTTCTTTGCCATTATTCATCCTTTTCAGAGAATACTATTGTTGTTTCTGTTTCGTCCAGTACGGAATACACTGAACACAATTCGTCGCCTACTGTAAGTAGTTTGACTTCTTTATCTAAAGCTCCATCGCCTGCAAGTGCAAGCATTTCTCTAAGCGTCATTATTTTCCTTTTGGTGAATTATATAGATTGTAAAATTCATTGAGCAAACGAAACCCCTCAAGGTCACGTTCATAAAATGGAGTGTAGTCTTTGTAATTACAACGACATGAAACTTTGTCGATTCGTAATACTCCATTACATATTGGTATAGGCAGTTTCTTTCCAGCTTTCAATCCACTCAAATAAGCTCGAGCATCGCCAGCATCTTCCAGACAAGTCTGTTCTACATCTTCAAAGTAGGCATGCTTATAGGCCGCTGTCTGCATTCCATAATCAGCACTATACTGCTTGCTTGTCTTAATGTCAACAAGAGCCTTTACTCGGATCTTACGAAACTCTTTGGTTTCTTTATTGTCGTCACCTTTTAACCAGAAAGCATTAAGGACACAAGCGATATCCATCCTGCCTTTGTAGGAAGTATCGTTTGTAACGAGTTTTTCAGTAGCAAGAACCTGAACTTCATGTTTAACGCACCACGCTCTGAAGTTAGCCTTGATCTTGATTCTTCTAAACTCTTCGTCTGCAAGACTGTCTTCGTCAATTTCTATAGGCTCAGTACTCGCTGTGCCGGCGATTAGAGCTTTTAGGTATGCTTCGCAGTCATTATGTATTAAAGTCCCTAGATCAGTCGCCTGCTTGCTCCTGTCCTTGTACTCATACTTAGCAACTTCACCTTGCAATACAAATTCGTTCTGAAGTCTTTTAAGATATCCGGACTTAGATTCCCCTTTTTCAGGTAATCCAAAATCAAGGATAAACTCTTCGAGATTCTCAACGGCACAATCGGCAGCCCATTGTTTTAAGAATGGAATGTCAAGCAAACTGAGGATTGTCGTCACTGATGGCAGGAATTTACCTTTATGCTTATACCATCGTGGTTTGTCAGTTCCGAAAACGATCATAATATTGTTCTTCCTTTACTGTTTCTCTGATTACTTCAAGTTCGCCCTTGTCTAGCATGTTGTAGATATTGATATCGCCTTCGTTGAAAATGTCGTCAATTATGACTGTGCCTGAAGGCAATATCCTACCAACAACCTTAACTTTAATCAAGTCTTCGCTTGGAAGTTGTGTCATTGTTTCTATTACGTATTCCTGAAATCTACTCATAGTGTTATACCGTCAATAATTGAAGAGCATTGTCCTTAAGTTTCTTCGCAGAACCAAACATCACGCTATCCATGCGTGCCAGGTCTTTAGATTTTCCCGAAGTAACACGGAAATTAGAATGATGGTCGGCAAATTCTGTTACAGCGTTATAAGCAGCCCATCGAGTATTACGAAAGTCACGATGACCAGTCCCGCGATGGAATAGATTTACAATCTTTTCGCGTTTCTTTTTCGTTTTCGGTCCGACATGATTTTCTTTTTTGTCTTTCTCGGAAACAGGTACGATAGCTTCGGCAAGGTTAGTCATTTCACCAGTTGAGTATGGAGCGTCAAGCAGTTTGTTAAATGTCTCTTCGAGCTGCCTGTAATAAACCTCGGCAGTTCCAAGTATCATCCTGCCTTGCCTGATACCATCTTGGTAGTTCTTAGAATGACGGATATTGAACGATGCTTTCCTGTCAAGTCCCATCATCCCGTTTGTGCATATCTGTCTATAAGCGTATAGCTCTCCGATCAGTCCCATGCCACCATCATGTCCAGTACGCAAGAACATCCATTTGCTGATAGCATCGCCACCGATATTGAAATTATCGCCAAGCTGTGCGGCAAGGAAGACTCTGGATCCGTATGCGAATCCACCGTTAGGAAGTTGACCTGCACATCTGAATGTGGCTTGACCTTCTTCTACGAGATGATCGCAAAATCCAAATACTTCTGAGTTCTGTATTGGCTGATAGCTCTTGCTCACAATCCCAAGCACATCACTCGTTCCGGACTTGATGACAGCTCTTTGTCGAGGTATCTTTTTCCCTACGATTGGAATGCCGTCTATCTTCCTGCTACTCACTAAATGCATTGGGGCAAGCTCAACTGTATAATTCAGTCCGGCTTGTTTCATTGCATCTGAAGCTGTCTTAGCTCCATCAATCGCTACTCCCATGTTCCGCCATGGTTTCTTTCTCTGCATCGTCTTTCCTTTCAGTGTTATGGTGTTCATTCCAATAATTATAATATTCAATTAGTTTTGATTCTACTGTACTAATTGCTGTTTGTAATCTTTTTTTTGACTGACGATTTACCTCAAGTATCGTTGCATTGAATCCAGTAAATGCACCAAACTCTCTTATGCTTACAGATCCTTCGTTTCTAATCTTAACAGGTACTACGTTTAATCTGTAAGAACGAGGTATTTGCTTATAGGTTGCATAATTCGTTCCACCTTTATGAAACGTAAGTGCAAATTCTAATACACGTCCTTGCTTATCGTCAGGAATTGGTATCTGTTTCTTCCATAGAGCCGCCATTGTCTTTCCCTTCTGGCAATACGCCTATTAACATTGTTGGTGGTTTTGGCAGTACAACCCTGCCCGTTGGTTTCCATATATGCAAACAGTCTGGATGATTATTTACATAATCTTTCTTTGCAGGGTGATATTGCACGCAAGTCTCGTCTTCACCCCAGAACGCATTCTTAAAGACACACATATCTTTCCAGGCTGGAGGTCCGTTATTTCCAAGCAGTACAATCGAAAGATGCTCCCATCCTTTACCCCATGAAAATATAGCGGTAAAGTATTGGCTAACAAATGCAACCCCATCTTTGCCTTCACCTGCAGGCTCAAAACCTAATTCTTTAATTCGTTTTTTGATGTCTTTTAATGTTCTCATAATATTCCTTTCATAAAAAAACTGAACGCAAACCATCCTAGTCTACGCTCAGCCTATTGTAGCTACTAAGAAAAATATATTTAACCTTGCACTAAAGAAAGGTTAAATATATCATCTATTCCTGTTGCTTTTTTCTGCATGTCACTAAACTGCAATGCCCGAGCTAAACGATGCGTTTGTATTCCAGGCTAATCCATGGCCAAACAATTCGGCTCTGTTCCTTAGCAGTTCTTCGCGTTTCCTTACTATACCCCAGCAATTCTATTCCGAGCTATACCCCCGCAAGTCTACACTTCGCTATTCCTCTGCAATTCTATTCTTCGCTTAGCTAGGCCACGGCTTCACTGTTCCTAGCGTTTCCATTTCTTTGCTCTTCTTACCCCAGCTTCGCCATTGCTACTCACATACAGGCATTGCCCCGCCCTGGCTTTGTTTGGCACCGATGCTCTCCGCTGTCGCATTTCATTTCACTGCTTTGCCGTCGCTCATCAATACCGCTTTCAGCTATTGCCGTTCATTTCAATTCACTGCTCTGCCATTGCTCTGCCTCGCTGCTACTCGCTTTGCCATCGCATTGCTCGTGCTTAGCTTTCCTTCTCATTGCCGCCGCTAGTCAAGTCCGAACCTCTCGTCGCCTACGCCATTCTGTGTTCCGTCTCGCCTTTCCGTTGCCTTTCCGTTCTTAGCCTCGCCTGCTCGACGTTCCGCCTTGCCTATCCTACGCACTTCTATCCAAGCCTATCTGTTGCTTTGCTGTCAGCCGATCGCTCCGCCTAGCCTATGCTGTTTCTGCAATGACCGAGCATTTGTACGTAAAACGACCACAACCTGAATTACGCCACTGTCCGAAACCACGGAGTTTTCCATAGTCGAGACATTGCTTTATAAACTTTTCCAGGTTCTTGTTCAGAAGAAGGATATCAAACTCCATCGTAGCACCGTCCGGGATCGCTTCGCTCCTTGCAAGAGCTATTCGTTCACCTCTCATTGTTTCTGCACGTAAAGGACGTTCAATGTAAGTGATATCGTCCGGAGTATAGTCTGCAAAGAACACACGCCTGTCAGTAATAAATACAAGCTGATCGATTGTTTTCTTGATAAGATACTGAGTGCATCGGATCTTTTTCAGTTCTTCCTTTGTGTAGATTCCAGCAGCGATAAGAGCTTGGCCGGCATCTTTGAAGAAACCTTTGATCTGATAGTCATACATGAACAGCTTATTATCGATCCGAGGGAAATAAGTTGTCTTCTTTTTCATTTCTGCTTCATCGACAATGCCATCATCAATGTCTTGAGACAGTTTGCCAATTACTCCTGCTTCTTCTGCCTTTTTATCTTCCGGACAATTCTTTGACATATGATCCGTAAAGATGTCTGGGTTTCCGCTTGTTGTGCCTAAGATAGGCTCAATGAATTTAACCGATACTTTCAATTTTAACGCTGCCATACTAATTCCCTTTCAAAAAGTTAATTTAATTTATTATTCAGCTCAAGGCTGGACGAGAGTGCCTGCATTCTACGGTCGGACACCTCACCATCATGATTCTCTCTGCCAATCGTCCTGTCCTTGAAAGGTCTGCTTTAATGAACTGTCAAGGTGGGACTTGAACCCACATCTGGTCATTATACGTTTCACATGCTCTAGGCTTGAGCTACTTGACAACACTACTTTCTGTAAACAATCCACGCATCTGATCCGCAGTAGTCGCGTTCGGGCTTTAGAGGCCGGATGCTAGAATTTTAATAACTTCTCATAATACACCTCCTTTCCTGTATTAACAATATCGGATAGGTGCTTTCTGCAAAACACTAACGTCAACAGGGTCATGTGGAAACATCACATTGTCAAGCCCCTAGCTATGGCCAGTACCACTATCCATGAGGTCCAAGAGTCCTTCTTGCACTCTCGCTTATACGTAACCCCATTCTTCTACTTAATCCGTAATTGATGACTCACTGAACAGGGAACGCAGGGTACTCGCTTGTCCCGGGGTGCAAGCCAGCCATGTCGATGTGTCTCAGCCTTGAGCCATTGTCATACGTCTTAAGCTATCCGAATATCTTGTCAATGATGCTTGTCACATACATTGAATCTATCTTAAAGTCTGGGTCTTTCTCCAGCCTGTCCTTGCAATAAGTAATTATCTGATTGAAGTAGGCCGCATCAACACCCGTAAGCTGATCCTGCAGTACAGTGAGGTCAGTAAGGTCCAGGTCAGACAACTGCATACACATCTTGAGTATCTGTCCGGCATTGATATACCAACCTCGTTTGATAAACTTTCGCATCCTGATTATTGAGCATAACGGATACAAAGATCCTGTGTACTGCAGGTTCTTAGTCACAAGACTTTCAAGGGCTGCTGCATTAAGTACAAGTTTACCAGTTCCGTGAATTTTAGGGTTTGTTTCTGGCAACCAGTAATTCGTACAATGCACGTAGTCATAGTTCTTATGAACTTCTTCAGGACTGCCGTAGAACCTGATGACGATCTGAACGCTATTGCTCAAGGTTATAGCGTTTGATGATAAGAAGATAGGACGATAGTTTTCGCCTTTTTCTTTTAGCATCTCTGCGACAGGTTGTTCGTCTGCTTTATCGATAGTCTTGACAAGATCGTCAACGTATGTTGCACCTTGACTTTCTTCAACCTGTTCAAAGTATCTGTATCCACCAGCTTCAGACTCACTAACGACACCCTTAGATTTGATATAAATATCAACTCTTTTGGTTTTAGTGTCGAATCTTGCCAGTGGCTTAATCTCAGTTTTAGGATGAAGCCTGTTAAATTCATTGCAGTAGTAATGTGCTACTGCCCTTGCAGTCTCTATGTTAGTGACATAATAATCATAGTCATTAACCTTTTGAGTCTCAAGCAAAGACGTTATAGCACCGCCTGTGACGAAAGAGTTTTTACGCATCAGTTCTCTTACGCTTTCGTCTTTGATTGACTGTATGAACTCATTATGTTTTCTTTGTAATGTCCTGCACGTTATCCTTCTGTTCATTTTCACGTTCCTTTTTTAAGAAATATCTAATAGCATTTAATTGTTTATCATACTCTTCATCGCTTAATGTTCTGCATTTTGTTTCTTTGGCCTGAGTACCTTTGTGTCTGTCTTTAATGCATACAAGGCATAGTCTGTCTCCGTGTGATCTCATGCCAAACCAAAACCATAATTGACCATCATACCAAATCAACTCAGGATTTCTTTTCAGGAATAACATACTTTCTCTCCTTGCACCATTTTCTGACATTTAGATTCATCTGATTTTGTGCTGCTGGTCCTCTATGATTTATAATCTTTACTATGGAAAGTAACTGAGTTATCATTTTATTCCCATATGTAGCAAGAGTAGCTTTCTTTGCTTGTAATTGTAATTCATCGTTAATGAGGTCGCAAAGAGCAATCGATATGATACATTCTTTTATTATTTCAGGAATATCATCATAACCCCCAAGTATAGCTCTTTCTACAAGAAGGTCACGTCCATAATTCCTACCTGCCGGCATTAGATTATCTAACCATATAGCAACCCAAGTCTCATCTTCTTTAGATATTTTCATTTTATTCCAATCAAGAAAGATTCCGGCAGTGAGTCTGAGGCAGGAGGAGGAGGGAGGAGGAGAAACCCCAGTCCACTACCGGAATATAGTTTATTTTATTTCAAATTCTATCTTTTCTATTGTGTTCTCCAAAACAAAATCAGATATTACTTCGAAATCATCTTTTTCTAATTGAATCAGAGAACGTCCAGCAGGCTTACATAGATGTGCTACTACTTTGCCTTTTTGCTCTGTCTTAGTGAGCTTAACGGTTGTCCCGATATCTGGTTTATGATTCATCAGTTTGCCTCACTTGGTATAAATACATGCTCAGTAGCATGTGGACTGTAGTTATTCCATTCCTGACAGGATTTCAGATGGTCAAGAATCAATTCTTTCAGCTTATCTTCAACCCATTCCTGACCAATCATCCAGTCAAGGTATTTCCAATCCTTGTGAACGGTGATAATATCACGTATCTCAATCCCTTTATATTTGCCAACAGTCATCCGTGTGTTGCTTGGAGTCTTAGGCTCAAGTCCTGCAGGCAACAACCAAAAGAAAACATTCGGTGGCACCTGCAGGCTCAAAAGGAGTGAGTAAACTACTTCGTATTTCAACCGACCATTACCTATGCCGGGAAAATTCACATTATAAGTACAATCCGGAGTCTTACGTGCTCTCTTAAAGAGCATGTGACATGAATATTTAATCAAGTCCAGATCAGCATCATCTTTAAAGAAATGCTTTACTTGGAAAGCTCCAACTCTTTCAGCAGTAATAAACGTACCATACTGCTCGCCCATACGACCTATTATCTGCCCAAACTTCGCATCGATTCCAGGCATGAAGTCTCTAAGTTGTTTGGCAGCACCCCTACCCATCACCAATGCTCCATTTTTCTTAAGGAACGAATTGGTAGTTATCAGTGTGTAGGTTGACGGATTATTAAACTCACGCCATATATTTCCGTTTTTGACAAACTCACATACATCAGACATAATAAACACTCCCATATTTAAAAGTAATATAATAGAAAAACACCTGCAACGCAAGTGCCTGCAGGTGTTTTTTTATTGAATCAGACGTACCATTCTTTGTCAAGATAGCCAACTTCCATCTCAAGTGTGCTGATAATCTCGAAAGACGCATCTTCATAATCATCAGACCCAGGAAGAGGTGATACTACCATAAGACCCTCAATTCCGCCCTCTACATGGGCTATTCTGTGGACAGCATCGCCATCCATGTATCCGTAGGCCTCAACGGTCGCTTGGCTTATAGCCAGTGGTATTGCGTCCTTAGCATAGCCTATTCCGTTAAAGAACTCAGTGCATAGCTGGATAGCTTTAGTACGTTTCTTAGTCCGGAAGAAATTTCCTTTACCAAAGAACAAATCGTCTGCTGTCATTGTCAGTTTAGTTGACACAAGCTCAACGTAGGATCTGTCAGGCATCATTAGTTCGAGCCATTCTGAATTAAAGTATGGCATTACATATGGTTTCTCTGTAGTTATCATTATACACTCCTGAATAATAGTTAATAATTAGAAAGGGCTGCCTGTTGCGAGGCAGACAACCCTTTCAGTGAGAGCTAGCTAACGCTCTTTAGTAGCTCGAGCTTACCCTCTTCGGCAAGTTTGTTGTAGCACTTCTGTGCAGCTTCAGCGAGTACGTCACCGTGACAAGGTAACGGAGCACACCAGCAACCAAGCACCTTGCCATGCAGGTCTGCAACACGCGGAACCATCTTGTCCGGATGTTTCTCTATCATCTGGTACAGCCATTCTCTGTACTTCTGAATAGATTCGATACGTGACTGCAGGCTTTTATCACCGTCCTTAACAGTGAACTGATTACCCCAGTTCGCACCATGATTCCCACGTCCGATGTAAACATCAAACCTGTGATTAGAACGATGCACGACCTTTGCTCTGATATTCAGAACACGTCTTGCCTCAATCACTGAGTTGTTGCGAGCGATTGCTTCAGCACGTTTGTCTGCCATAGCATCTTTACGTGTTGGACGGTCATCGCCAGGTAATCCTGTATCTTCAGCGACTTCTTCTTTACGCTCAGTTTCTGCGACCTTGTACGCTTCAGCAGCAGCCTCAGCTTTCTTCAGGTCATCGAACTCGATAAACTCCAAGCTCATGCTCATACAACGTCTGATTTCTTTTGAATCGCCTTTGACACGATACACCATCGCAACTTTACCGAAACAAAACACAACTGCCACTGTATTATCCTTAAGATTCTTCATTGTGCCCTACTTTCTGCTCATTTGAGCAATTTAAAAAAAAATAATATATTTGAGAGTAAAAACTCCCTACGTGAAACGTTGGGGGGGTTTTTGCGTAAACTTACAAACACAACACAACATACAAAACATAAATGCTTTATTCAGATGTTTATTTTCATTATACTCTTCTGAACCAATATCTTTGTCTTCTGCAAGTTTTTCTCTGCTCTGTATGCATATATCAGCAGTTTATTGCTAATGTTATTAGGTATCTGCCAGTCATGCTTACGGAGATATCTCTTTGCTCTGACTCTTATCTTGCAGTCATGTTCTATTTTGACTCGCATTGCCTGTTCCTTTCTGAGTATGAAGCCATAGTCCGGTTAATCTTCCTTGTGAGGCCAAAGTATGTTTATACCTGCATACAGTCCAGCCCATATCGCTGATAATAGTCGTTTCATCCTATATCTCCATTAAAAATCACATTCATTGTCCCAAGAGCCATTCTTAGGCTTAACAGTCAACAAGCCCAGGATCGCATCCTGTTTGGCTATAATCACCTCAAGGCTTGCTATGGCATCCTCAAACTGTTTAACTCCAATCGTCACCTTATCAGCATGACGTTTAGCGTTACCCAAGCATGACTTAGCATTCTTGATTGCTGTCTGCGATTTCTTTGCTGCTTTCTTGATTGCTTTCTGATTCACATGCATAATACAACTCCTTTAAATTAACAATTAACATTTTATTCCAGAATAAGGTCTTCTATCAGCTGCCAGAAATGCACATCTATATCATAGCCAGAATAAGCCTCGACTAGCTTTGCGATGGCACGTACTGACGTTGCTCTTGTTATCTGATTCGCTAGACTAGTCAAATCAGATATCTTCAGCTCGTATCCAACTTCGCCACACCCATCAATATCTTCTTCAATGGTCTCAATCATACATTCTTTCATTACATCCAATACCAACATAATACACACACCTTTCATAAAACATTATAATTAAAGAGCTACTTGCCCTACATAGCGTAGCGGGGCAAGTAACTCAACAGACACGCTAGTAACCAAGGATCTTACATCCATTGCCATCGTGGTCACATTCACCGTCACATGTCTCACAATATGGATACATGTCATCTTCACACGTATCGTCCGGTTCAAAGGGATATTCAGACGCATCACGCCATCCAAACCATCGTTTGACCTTATTCCATGCATTACCGATACTATACAGTCCATCAATTAGCCAAGGTTTCATGATACAATACTCCTTACAGTCTTAACACGTCTTGATTCAAGCCCACGTACTACAGGCTTACGGTCAAGGTAATCATGATACATAGCCAGACACACTCCGGCTATAAAGCTGATACCAAGATACAACAATACTAGTTTAATCATAACACACACCTTTCAAGTAACAATTAACATTAAAGAGCTATGCCCTACACTGTAGCAGGGCATAGACTCGAGATACACTAAAACGGTACATCGCTGAAATCATGAGTACCAACACGTGCTTTCTGCTTGCTACGATACACATCCTCAGCAATAGCCTCGTCCTGAATGTCATGGTACACACGACCCATGCACGGCTGACCATACGCATCGTCATACTCGTACAGGTCGTACAGGTCATAACTCGCTTCAAGCCCACCATCACACTTAGGACACACTGTGTAGTCATCACCACCAAAGGGACAACAATGGTGTGCCAGGCTAGTCCCACATTCCGTACACTCACGCTCACATACATCATTCATGTCATCAAACATCATACATTCCTTTCAGTTAAAAGTAATTACGCTCTACGTAAGTAGAGGGCGTAATTGCATTGTTGTCAGCTTCGAGATCGCACCCAGAACCAACAACATAGAGAGAGAGATACAGAGAGAGTAGTATGATAACAGTGATAACACATACAGATAGTACTAATGGCCTAAGAGTAGATAGAACGGTATTGCGGTTGTAACCTACCCACCTATTAGCACCTACGGTCAGCTAAGGTGATGTAACGACAGTGCCCCTCTTATCTAGAAACGGTTCTCGATTGACGGGGGTACGGTCTATATACATAAAACAACTTCATCACAGAGTCTTCACCAAACCATTTCAAGCAAAAGACTAATACTATCTCCTTTAGTAGTAATCCTTTGCTATTTATGGTAGCTATGTATTGTGATAAGTGTTTATGTATGTTTTTCATAATTCGTTATGATTTAGAATAGGGTCGAATTTTGAGTTTTTTAATTTCAAATTTTTTTTATATTGTCAAATCTATTGATTTTCGGTCCGGACTGGGTTTTTAGTGTAATAATGCGTATTTGCCCTGAGAACGCTCAGGATCGATTTTAAGACGTTTTACGGTATAGGAGAGTAAATGCTCACACCATACGGCTTATTTGCAGCCTTGGTGCTGTTACTGCTCGAAAAATAGCCTTTATTGCTGTCATATATGGAATACTTGACTGCTGTTGGTTTCTCGAGTTTAGCGTTTGTATGCTTTTCGTGTTGACTTGCGTTCATCAACGTTAATATTATGGCGATCATCGAAACGATAACGCCTATTGCTCCACCCAGGAAAGCATAGGCACGTGCTACTTTGTCAGACATTGCCTGTGTGGGTCTGAATATGAGGTCATCACGAATAACCCTAATATCCTCTTTGACTTCTGCAAGATCGTTAGACACGTCCTGCTTGAAATTGTCGAGATGATCCTTGATATTTGTTATATCAGTCATGTTTTGAGTTCCTAATGCACATTTTTCCATTTTTTGCTCCTGAAACAGTGTTGTTATTATCATTTTGAGCGAAATGCTCGTTTTTTTGTCATTGTACGGCGTTTTTTCTGCCATTGCTTTTCATATGTTGTACTTGTACTCATCCCTGAAGCATGTGTTAAGGCATCAAAAGCATCGATCTCACCAGTAAGTAAACCGACAAGCTGTTGAATCTGAATAGGAATCATGCCTTTTGTCGAATCAATAGCAAAAGCAGGTATCTGCCCTATATTGATCGGACCACTCTTGTTCTTGCTATTCCACGATACTATCTTGTTTGCCGCCTGTGGATCACCAGAGATACCCATAAGCTCACCAAAGGACGTAAACCGCCTGTGGGCATAATCAGTGCCTTTCATGGCGTTAATCGCAAATCTCGTCGATACAGAGGCCTTATGAGAGAAACTAGCCCCGGGTTTCATTATCCACTTGGCAGGATCCTTAAAGTGACCAATAATCGAGAAATACTTCCGAATGTCCTTTTTGCCACCCAAAGCCTTGTATATCGGAGTAACGTCAACATCGAGCCATTTCAGATTTCCAGCGTCCCAGGCCTTTTTAAATCTGTCATCATCGTCATCGAATCCAGCCATCAGGAGATTAAATGCGATAGTCGCTGCGACGCCCTTGCCAATGATCCGTGCCCAGAACAATCGATGCACCTTACCACGTTCACCTGCAGCAAGCGATTGATACATACTTCTGAAATTGCTGATAGTCCAGTCCGGACCGAGGAAGGCAAGCCTTTGAACATGAACAGCCGTAGGGTTCGCACCCTCTCTTTCGCGGTTTAGACCACCAAAGTCATTATTCATAAGGTTTGCAACTTCACCATATATCTCTTCAAGAGTCATCTCTCCGGACTCAAGTTTCGCTCGGTTCGCCTCAACACGTTTTCTTGCCTCGATAATACCAGCCTGCATCTTCAAAGCAGGTCCGACGTACCCAAACAGGTATTGTTCGTATTGACGTTTTATATTATACAGTTTTTTCCACACCATGTTCCCACTGTTGGCTTTTTCCAACAACCACTTATCCGAAGCAGACGGGTCGAAATCAGCTACCCTACCGACCGTCATGCCAGCACGGATAAGATTCCTGGCCTCTGGTGTGAGTTTTCGTATTGCCTCCATCCCCTGCCGTTGCATCTCGCGAAGATTCCACCCACGTTTGGAGAATGGAGTGTTTTTATCAAAGAATATAGGAACAGAACCGCCTAACCAGAAAGATCTATAATAGGCCTGCTGATGGAAAAAACTGGTTAAAAGCAGTATATTCTTTGTAATGGCATTGAATTGTGTCAGGAAGTCCACGACCGGCATACCCTGGAGCTTCGACCTGCGAAAACTATTGTTCAGGTTGTTAGCGATCACTGGGGCTGCATAGAGCGTGTTTGCCACGTAAAGCTGACCGGTTGGGGATATAAATGCCCTGCCAATGCCAAGGGAATCAGGGTTTATATCAGATGGTCTATGGAGGCCTGACTTGCGATTTCCGTAAGGCTGGTCATATTTAACACGTACATACCACTCTCCATCGATCTCAAAGGAACGCTCAATCTGTCCGGACACATGCTTAGGCTTTCCAGTAGCCTTATCAACACCCACCTTGACGTCTGCATGAGCATCTTTCAGCTTGCCCTTTTTATTCCACTTGACGATAGCAGGATGATTGATAGGCTTAAAGCCTCTGCTGCCGGCCTCGGTAATATCATCAGTAATCATGTTGTTTGTCTCGAGAGCATCCATCAGGAGGTGAGCACGCCCACTGAGAGCAAGCTGATCCATCCCAATCTTCATTGAGGTCGTAACATCGTCCGTCTTGAGGTTCTTGCCATACGACCAACCCTCGAGGATACCACCCTCTTCGAACTGACGAAGTTTCGTTACAGGAGGATTCAACCCAAACGTCTTAAATGCAGGCTTTTTAGACTTGGTACCAAAATCCCACGCACGATGAATATAGCTCTTGTACTGCGGAAGATCCTTAAACCACGAATCAGACTTGAACTGATTAGCGAATTTGTCCTGTATCTTGACAATATCATCAGCAACTTTCTTGAACTTCGAGAACTGAGGATCAGTCTTGATACGTTCAGCAAGATCAACAAGCCCACGCTTAGTAAGATTCAGCTTGTTATAAAACTTGCTAAATGAGTCCGGATAGTTTTGCATGTCAATGTAAACCATCATGGCGGTTGATACGTCTTTCATGGTGACTGAGCTTTTATCGCCGTTGAGTTTCGTATAATCAAACGTGTCGGTTAGAGAGTAACGTTTCCGGCCGATCGCATTCGCAAGTGCTTTCTGAACACTATGTAGTGAGTTGTTTATCTCTTGACGGTAAAGCTCGAGTTCACCATAAAACGAATCCAAAAGCTCACGCCCCAGGATCATTTCGCTATCAGCAAAGTTTCCGTAACCTGCTTGCTGTAATATTTTGTCGAGATGCGGCTTAACACGACGTTTCCATGCAGCCGGATCCATTGTTTTCTTCTGAAAATTGATATTAGGACTAGATGAATCGAAAGTTCCTTTGTTGGATATTGCAGATTTAATCTGAGATGACTCAAAAACTACCATTTCATAAGAGCCAACCGCTTCTTCGCCAACAATCACTCCATCATACCCTTCGGCCTCTAAAGCCTTCAGAAACTCAGGAGATTTATTGAACAAACTAGGGTGTTGCATGATGTGCTTCGGATTCTGAATAGAAAGATAGACTGGCTTGATTGCAGATCCTGGGGGCTGTTCTAATTCGTCATTAAAGGTATAATCCTCTGCATGGTCAGGGTCATAAGTAAAATGAAAACCCATATCTCCGTATCTTTCAATGCCTTGTTCCCATGTGGCAGGGTCGAATTCGTCGAAATTCGCTGTTTTAGTTCCATGGTATACAACAAGTGGATTGCCTTGCCTATCAACGATTTTACTGTTACGGAACCACTCCTTGAATTGAGGTGTGGATATCTGTTTTTTCTGAAAGAATGGCTGAGATGGGTTTGGCGTGAAGTTTAGATCACCTTTGTTATTAGCTGCAAGATTATTGTCAGCATTAAACTCAGCACGGCTTTCATAAGTATCAGCCTCTTTGTGAAGTATCTCAGCTTTCGTAGCACCAGTAATGAATGCCTTAGCAATAGCAGCACGAATCCTTAGCAAATTATCAACAGCACCATAGACGTTAGCTTCGGCTCTATGGGCGGCGACAGTGATCTCTGGCCTATTTAAACTCCCACTGTCAATAACCCTATCAAACTGCCTGAACTTGCCATGTATTTCGTCAATCATCCGACTAGTGCCTTCAGCAGCATGACCAATAAAAGCAACGGGATTTGTCGTTACAGGACTACGCTCTATAATATTACGCCAGAACTTCGTATTATTCGCATTGTGCATGATATAATTAGGAAGTAATTCACCAAGCGTATTATTCTGTTTTGCGTTCTGATAGAGGTAGTCAAAGCGATTATCCATAAGGCGTAACATCTCGACAAGATTGTCATAACCATGTTTGTCGATATGCTCAAGCCTGTGCGTTATTTCATGTATAGTAATCGATTGCAATATCTCCGCTTGGCTTACATCGCCTTTTGATGTTTCATCACTAAGAAAGACAAGTCCCATGCCGCCAGCCATAGCAATAGTCCCATCGGTCCCAGATAAAACAGCACCTCTAGCACCAACTCTTGCGGTAGTTTTGAAAGGATTGTCGTCAGCAAGTGTTTCACGATTAAGGCTATATAGAACTAGCTTGTCACCAAAGACACGATTAACGAGACTTGCAAGGCGTTGCTCAAGCCCAGTCTTTGGACTTCTAAAAGTAACTGCATCGGCAGCAGCTTTTAAATGTGTCTCGAAATTATCATCGCCAACGAAATGCTGACCTCGAGTAAATGCAACAGCAGTGGCGAAACCGCGAGACTCGAGGAAGTCGCTTTGTGCTTTACTAAGGTTATTATTAAACCCTTTCTTGGGATGTATCTGGAACGCCTTATCAAACTTCTTTTGGACCTGCGGAGGCAAGCTCGGAAGTTCCTCTTTGAGCTGTTCAGCATATTCAACTTCAAACTGAGGGTTTGTGATACGTGCAGGGTCTAACTCTTTGTTCTTTTCAGTAACAAGTTCATCGCCAAACTCATTAACTTTCATAAAGTCACGGTCAACAACGTCACCTCTTTGGCGAGCCTCGTACTGTTCGTCAAGAGTTAGCTTGTTAAAGTCCTGCACATCCTGTCCGCTAAGTGCCTTATCGCTTGTTTCGTTAATGATCTGACGAAGACGTTTGATCTCGACAGAATATGGATCCGTAGTCTGCTCCCACCCTTTTCCAAACTCATCGTTCATCTTTTCCCAGGTACGCTCAGTTAAACGAGAAACCTGACCAAGGCGATTTAAGCCTGTACTCCGATACCATTTTCTAATGTCACGTGGAGTAGCCCAAGCAACACCAGTTCGTTCGCCCTGTACTCGAGCATGAGGACTTGCAAAGGCACGTTGCTTATCTGCAGGCTTTGGAGCAAAAGCAGACTTCTCACGCTGATGTGCATCTTTGCCAGCTTGATTAGCAATGGCATTGCTTAACCATGCACGTATGTTCTTGGCACGCTTAGAGGCTGCAGGGTGTTCTTTATACCACTGTGCAGACTTATTGTATATATCACTCCAATCCCTGCCAAACGTCTTATCTGCAGCATCAAACACTTTTCTGAGAGCATAGCCGGCGGCGTCCCTCGAAAGACCGTGGTTCTCCATAACCCTGTCTTCGATCGCCATATAAGTCTTTGCCGGCATCTGCTCTGCAGGAGGTCGATCCTCAACCTCACGTTGATTGAATACATCAGTAGTGCCTGTCTCGCTTGGTCTGCCTTTTATGCGTCTGTCAGTCTGGTCGAAATGCCCAAACTCACCAGCTTCATCCATATCAACTGTAACAAGTGGATCTGTCTTGCCAAGGTCTATCTTAGCCTTGCGAGCTTTCACCTGCTGCTGTGTCGATTCTGCCGTTCGTGCCAATGCTGTATCCGAGGGAGATCTTTGGCTTGAATCCGTTCGGGTGAAGATATCCCCGCTCTCTACGGACTTCTCTACTGCGACTGGATTCGTAGTCCGGAGTATCCCTGCTTTCAACCCGTCGTATATGTCTTTTAGTTTCTGCCATGCCTTACCAGCCTTTCCTTCTCTTTGGCGACTCTCAAAGTAATATGCAGGATCCTCAGCGACGCCCTGTTCACCTTTGCGAGTTTTCTGTATTGTTGTTAATTCTTCTTCGGTCATCAATGTTTCAGCGAAGTGGTAAACCTCATGACTAAGCGTGCTCCTGTCAGCTTCAAAACCGTCAAGGTCGACGATAGCGTCAACTTTCATCGTATCGCCAGTCTCCATGTTAGTCACTTCAAACACACTACCCCGAGTAGTCCTGCCAGCAGCAACCTCGTCTATCCCAATCTCAGCCTGTTCTTCTTCCGAAAGCTCAATTCCCTCATCATGAATATTGAACGCAACAGTTTTATCGCCAGGGAACTGCACTACAAATTGATCCGGACTTGTCTGCTCAACAGTAGCACCCATCTTTTCGTAACGTGCCACGAAATCGTCCATGGTGACGCCAGCACTCGTACCCGTATGTCTTGCCGCCCCAGTCTCAACATTGGCATATTCGCCGACAGCAATATGCTCAGAGACTTTCTTGCCAAACGCATCAGCAACTCCACTTGACGGAGCTGTACTGTTTCCGTATATGTCAGTAACGTCCTGAATCGAAGCATCAATAACAGCACCAGCCTGTTCTTTGGTCAGGTTAGAACTGTTCATAATATCGTTGACGATCGATTGACGAACAGAAGTGCCGCCTTTTATCTTGTTAATGACACGACCTGCACCACCAACGCCACCAGTAGCAAGCGTAGTGGTAAGAGCAAGTAAACCCTCTTTCGCTCTATCGTCAACAAACTTCCAGATCCCATCCTTGAACACATCTTCGTCCATGACGATCTTTTGTGTCACATCACCCCAAGTACCCTGTGCCATTTCTTCAAGAGCTTCTTTAACTGCAGTCTGTCCCATCATAGGCAGGAACTTGCCGCCATTATCGGCCAATGCCCTTGTCAGGTTTCTAACACCAAGATTCTTAACGCCAGTCCTGTTAATTCCAAGCAGTCTCATTCCCTGTTTAACCTGAAGCATCTCGATTGCAGTAGAAACAGTACCATAGATATTGCCAGCCCACAAAGCCTCTTCGTCAGTAGCACCGGACGCAAGTGCCCTCTGTACCGCCTCTTGACGTTCTAAGCCAAATATGATAGTTGCACCAACAGAAGGAGCACCCATAGCCATAGAAACGCCACCAGCGATCAACTGAGGTGCATTCGAGACAACACCGCCCAATAAGGCCTCTGGACTCGAAGCAAGGTCAGTGAACTTCTCAGGAGACTGATAAGCCCAGTCCGGGTTATTAGTGTTAATGCTTTCGATACCGGCAGCCCATTTATCTGTCAGAACACGAGGGTTCAGTGCGTGAAGCATTTCCTTGCCGGCACTGTAGTAAATGTTATTCTCATTAACGCCAGTCAGCTTACGAAAAGCAGAATCATAAGTCTCAAAAGCCGCACCCGGCAACTTCGCCAGTCCAGCACCAGCACTAACCGTAGCAGAACCAAAATAACCTATCTGTTTCTCCATGCCAGTAGGCTCATGAGTGAGGATAGATTTCGCTCTACCGGCAGTACTTCCACCTTGACGCTTTCGAAAAGTAGAAAGCATCTTGTCACCAAAGTCAGGTGTATCTGAACTTTTGTGTTTTTCAAGAAGTTGCTGTGAGAAGTCGGCCATTACTAAAATTTACCTCCGGATCCGGGAGCAGTTCGTTTATCATACAATTCTTTGCCTTTGTCAAGCCAACGTGGATCCTCAAAACTCTTATGCTTAAACCACTTGGAGTTTCTAAACTCATTCTTGATTGCAGATATTTGCTTAGGAGTCATATACTCACTAACTTCATCCAGCATCCTATTCATGGAATATTCGTAGACATTGCCTTGGTAACGTCCAGATGAAACTGCAAGTTGAGCTTCGCCGCCCATGATCTCCTGGAAGACAGTATGCATGGCATTTCTTTCGGAATCACTAACCCCTGCAGCACTTGACATAACATCGATCGAAACACGAAGTTTCTGCATACCCGGACTATTCTCTGGGTTATTGTACGTAAACAATGGCTCAGGTATCTCATGCCTATCCATAGAGTCAGGCTGAAGCCACGCTCTATCCTTTTGGGATTGTTTGATAGACCAAGATTCAATCTGTGCTTTGATCATGTCCTGTATCTCAGGTTCGATCTCGTCGATACTCTTAGCACCTTTGGCAGCACCGCCACCACTTCTAAGGTAATCGTTAGCCATAGCATCGTAAGTCTCAAGGTAACTCTGACGTTTAATATTAGGACCAACCTTAGGACTATGAGCCTTGTTAAGCAAAGCAGTAGTCTTTAACTGTGAACTGTCAATCCACGACTGCGAAACTTCACTATTTGCAACATTCTTAGCAGTAAGGTTTGATCGTTTTATTGCATTGTCAATCTTGTCATTCGAGAGCGAACGTTGGAATTTAGCCAACTCAAGATTAGAGGTATTGCGTTTTGTTATGGCATTATACGTTGAAAGACCACGTTGATATTTCGCATCAAGCTCCGCAACGGTAAGCCTACGATTGTTCTGCTCGTTGACAATACCACGCTGATCTTCGCCTGATTCAAAGGCAGCACGCCTATGATCTATCACATCGCCAGTGTTCTCGTTCGCGAGACCCATAGCATCGAGTCGTAAAGGATTTGATTCTTTTACAAAACCAAGGTTCTCTCTCTTTAGATCAGCGTCTAGATTAGCACCTGCAACAACAGAAGGCTGTATCAGTTTTCCAGTACTAAGAGCAAGCTCACTTTGCTCGTTGCCAATCTCCTTCCCTTTCACACCCGCCTCCATACCTCGGTCAACAATTCCGCGTCTACGCTTATAGTCGTCAATCTGAAGCCCAGTCAATTCTGTCTTCTGATCAAACAAGGTACTTTCTCTGGCATGCCTGGCAGCTCCAGTAAGCATACTAAACTTCTGACGATCCTCAGCCATCGCTATCATACGACCGCGATAGTTATCGTCTTTTAACGCACTCTCTTTCCTGAAGGCAAGCTCTTTGTTGTAACGAACCTGTTCCTTCGCCATCTGCATGCCCTGTAGATAAGCACTCAGAAAACCCTGTGAAGCAGAGATACCAGCACGTCCGGCGTTTCTTAAACTTGACATTTTTTATATCCTTAAATCTAACCTAACTGTTTATTGAAACTACGCATCCCAAGCATCTCGACTGCACCGCCAAGAGCATCACCTCTCTGGATATCCCTCCATTGCTTAAAGCCGGACTTTGCTACATTCGACTGAGCAACCAACAACGGAGTCTGATTCTCAAGAGACATTATATTCTTGCCTTGGTTCAGAGCATTGATAAGATTCTCACGCGTCATGCCTGAACGCCATTTAGAGCTTGCAGTACCACCTTCAAAGTTCTCGTCAGCCATACTCAAGATACCACCAACATTAAGACCTCCGGTAGTGCCATACTTGCTTTTAGAGCCAACGCCGGCACCTATATTGCCCATAGCACGTCGTGTCGATCCGTAAGACTTCGCAAACCCACCAATGATAGGAGCAGCAATGTTTGGATCTATATAGCCATCCTTGGCTTTAGTATAGTCATCCTGACTCTTTTTATGTAAGGCTGTTTGACCTTTTTGAGCAGTCGGAGAAAGTGGTATCTTGTCAGCAGGAGCATACCCCGAACTGGATCCACCACCGAATGCCTGAGCAATATTCATTCCAGCACCAGCCATCGACATTGTATCGAACAATCCTTTACTGCCAAGCAACCCTTTATTGACTTGTGCCTGTGCTCCCTTAGACGCAATACCAGAGGCACCACCAGTAGCATTCGCACCACCAGAGACACCACCTATAGCAGGCCCGGCTGCAGTACTAGCACCGTACATGCCACCACCAACACCACCAACGATCGCACCTGTCATAGGAGCGTCATCACTCCATCCCCAATGGTCTTTACCGACAGAACCAACTAAGGCTCCAACGCCCATACCTATTAACACTGGCCACATATTAACCTCGCATTTCTTGAAGCACCTTGCAGTAAGGCTTGTTTAATTTCCAGTCTGTGACTCTGCATATCACTGGTCTTTTGTTGTAAATCTTGCATTTCTTCGTTTCCTTGTCGTAATGCTCACATTCTTTACCAAGCACCTTTAGCGGTAAAATCTCGCAACAAGCACCGCATTGCTCGCATCCATCAGCCATTAACCACCAGCCATCATCTGGCCATACTTCTGACCGGCAGAAACCCATCCAGCACCAGCACCGAAACCTGCGGCAACATTAGAATTAAACGTACCGTACTGCTGTTCGGTTGAATAGTTTTGAGCCTGCTGCTGGTTATAGATACTCAATATACTTGTTCCCATCCTACGCGAACCCGAGACAAGATCTGTCATCATTGCAGTGCCAAGGTCTTTGTCTTGCGTGTCCTGGTAATCATACTGTTTTTTTGTTTCATTAACAGCAGTACGATAGGATCTGTCTAATGTCTCATCAGTGAACTGTTTTACACGCCTATCACCAGACTTGACATTACGACTGATAAGCCCACCTGAAAATTGCTTTGTATCAGCATATGACTTCTCATATGAATTAAGTTCATTGCGAAGATTCCCAGCCTTAACGCCAGCCGGCAACAACCCCTGTCCGGACAATAATCGATTAGCAGCACCGTAGGACACACCCTCCCAGTACTTACCCTCGGCAGACAGTGACGGCTTAGCAGGTGGCTTGTATTCGTCTTCGGAACTACCACCACCACCGTCAAATCGACGGAAAGGATTTTCCCAGAAACTATTTACATCAAACTCTAATCTATTATGCATTTTTCCATTATCCGTTTCTCGCTCATTTTTAAACCCCATTTCCTTGCGAAAGTTTTCGGGGTTCGAGTAGTTTGCATTTCAAATTTCGTAGCACCTTTTTTCCTAAGCCAATCTTCTGCTTGAGCAAGCATAGATAGTTTGACTTCTTTATTAAGTTCTCCATCGTGAACAGCAATAACTATATACCCAAGCTCAGGATACAGACCGTTCGGAGCTTCAGCGTGTATGTATCCATGCAGCTGACCTTTATTATCATAAGTCCCAAACAAAGCAACTCGGCCATGCGGGAGAGTATTGCGAATATATGATACATATGCATCAATATCTCTTGTACTGTCTTTGATATGCTCAAGCAAACCAAGGATCTGTATTATCACTAAATTGTTAATAAATTGTATTTGTTCTATAATCATTATTTATCCACATTGATATCTGCTTCAGGAAGTGCATAGGCAGCCCCCGTAACAACACCAGAAGAAATATTGTTACTAAGGCAAACAACACTAATGTAGTATGTACTGCTAACAGAAATACCTAACTCATATGGCAAAACACCACTAAAAGCAAGTTTGCCAGATGTACTACTCATAATCAATGGGCCTTCGGTAAATAAAACAGACGAATGATAAATGCTTGAAGGTCCGGTAGCGTTGGAAATAAGCAGATAAAAATAATCACCTGATCCAGCACTGGAATTAACGTAAGCATGTGTAGTTTCGCCTTTCCCACTTAACGTTCGGCTTGCAAATGTTTTTGGCGTACCTAATGTTAATGCTCCGATTGAACTTGAAAAGTCAGCGGTCCTGGTACCCACTCCCTTGAAAGTTATCCCGTTAATCGTTGTGGCATCGATTACCGAAGCAGTTATATAGCCAGCTTTTATTTCAGCTGCGTCTAAATTGACAACAGACACTTCATCTGCGTCTAACGTACCAGTGCTTATCGAACTTGCACTGAGATTAGTAACAGTCATTAACGAAGCGTTAAACGTGCCACCTGAAATGTAACTTGCACTTAAAGTGCCTGTAGTTATACTTCCAGCATTCAAATTAGAAACAGTCACAACGCTTGCATCGAGAGTGCCAGTGGTTATCATGTTTGCAGTAAAACCACTTGCGGCCATATGCGAAGCAGTTATCTCACCAGCATATATATCGTCAGCGTATATCGCACCTGCAGAGAAAGAGCCTGCTATGATACTGCTTGGGGCAATAATGCTACCGTCAATGTCCTGCTGATTAAAAGATGGATAAGCATAGTTTGATGGAGTTGTATTGCTATCGATAACCATCTCAAGCATAACGCCATCGACGTAATGATCGACAGCACTACCCTGGAAAAGAAAGGCTATGTTCGCCGCTTCGTCTCCATCGGAACTAAAGTCGAATACCATCGATTTCCGTTCCCATGTGTTTGCCGACGAAATGCCATATGTGCTACTTAGATTAGAACTGTCATTACGAAAATAAACAGTACCTACATTAGCACCAGTAGTAGCTGAACGAGTCCAGAAACTTATTATCCATTTCTGATTACCTGTGATAGGAATATTATAAGTTGTTGACGTAGCTGCAAGATATACCCACCCAGAAGCAGCAGATGGAGTTGCCTTTAAAGAATAAGCTCCAGTTTTAACGTATGTGGTACTGACAGCGACAGTCAAGTCGGCACTTTGGCCAATAGGCGTATTTGCAGTAAAGACAGAGTATTCAGAGTTTGCAATATTAGAGCCTTTTGCACCAACAAATCCAGCCAGCTCCGGATGGAGTATGTCCCAGAGAACAGGATTGACAGTACTGCTTTCAGGTCCGACAAGAGCTGATAGATTGCCAACATAATCAACAGCCTGAATCCAATAGTAATACGTGTCAGTGATGTTAGGAGGCGTAATGTCAGCGTATGAACTCCAGCGTGAAGTACCAACAAGAGTTGATCCGGACGGATTGTTATCAGTATCACGATAGATTCTATAATGGCTTACGTCAGTGCTTGTGCTTGCAGTCCAGTCAAGGAAGATTGCTTTCGTGGCGGCATAGATAGATAACCCAATAGGGTCTGCAGGTGAACCTGCATCGTCTATAAGGTCTATCTGAGCATTGAGATTGCTATCAAGGTTCGTAAGGTCTACTGCACCTGTCTGGATCTGACTGGAGTTAATGATAGCAGAGTTTTCAAGCTGTGCCTCTCCAATGCCTCCAACACCGATAGCTGTATATATCTCCGTAAACTCAGCGTTAAGGTGATCGGCAAGTATATCCTCACCAGTAGCAACTTGAACGTTCGTATATTGTCTTGAGTATAGAGCCATTATGAAGGAGGTGCCAAAGGTTTAAAATAATTAACCAATGAGGTTATAATGCTCGATCCACCGTCCGTAGACTGTAGAGAAACTGCAAAGGTACGCCCCTTTACACCTCTTGGTATTTTCCTGTGATGCTTTCGTGATGTGTTCGGACCCGGAGCATAGACGGCATTGCCATACGTGCCAGCACCGTACTTACTTGTAAAGTCATAACTTGCATCTTCAGAACCCATAGTTATCGTGAAAGCCTTATTGAACTTATTAGCATCAACAGTTATCAGACCTGAATAGACAGTCGCGGGACCGTCACCCAAGACGCTAATAGAACCAAATATCTTGCGGGCAATTTCATGCCCAAAATCGAAATCTTTTGTTTCAAGGGCAACTGAAATATCAACAAGACCTGCGGCATGAGTGTTTTTATCTTGCGTCGCTGCCGTCTGCCCATGTTCCATGATGTACTTATTAGTGTCGTCTGCTGTATATAAAACTTTCTTAAAAACCTGTGAATGATTACTGTCCCAGGAGAGAGCAGACCAACCGCCATACTTACCATTTGAATATAAAGCAATACCGACTTTGACATTCCAGCACCTCGTTGCATTGTTCGTTGACCCACTAATAGGAAACGAAAGATAATATTTACCGTCACAAAATACGCCTGCTGCCTTGTATGCCTGAGCAACAGGAATTGCATCGAATATATCCTTGATGGGTTCTCCGATCGGGATAGGGAAATCTCCATCATTAGACTGGGTATTAAAATCAACCCAGAATACATTGCCATCGCTTAAGAATACAATGCCATTTCCAACATCAACAACTGATGCAGAGGACGTTGTTCCACGTTCGCATATAACCAAAGGCTTATTAGAGTCCGGGTCCATTCCTGCTACGAAATATATTTTCTGTGTAGTGAATATATAAGTGTTCCCGTTAAACTCAATTATTTTCTTAATGTCACCATCGAGATAAGTATAGTTCAATGATGGAAAGACGTCCGGGATACCTTTCAGGCTCCAGCACAATTTATTGCCTAACTCTCCATTGGAATTCAGTCCGGCACACACGAAGTAACCATTGATAACCGCAGGATGCTTTGGCCTAAGCTCAGAGAACCCAAAGTCGAGAACAGGCTCAACACCCTCTTCTCCGTTCGGAGTTGTATCAGTGAAAGCAGTTCCAGAAGAATAATAACCAACCCGCTCAAACGGACCGTTGATCTCGTCAACAGGAGAGCGATATACATAAACCCTTGTCGCATTAGCCGGAATAGCAGGCAGGTTCGTCAAAGCAATATGGAAAGGGTCTCCTGGGGTGGAGTGTTCAGCAATAGCAAACCCCGTAGGATTGTTCAATATTGCAGTTGCCCCTGATTCGCCGTACAGTGTGCCAGCAGAGTAAAAAGCCGACAACTTGTAGTAATATGTACCTGACTTCGTTAAACCGCGTGCATTGGCCGCCTGTTCGCTTATAACGCCTGCTTCTAAGGTAGTTAATGTTGGAACTGCAAGCCCCATTGTCCGGACACCTCCTGTGGGATTCCAGGCTAAAGGAGTCCCGTTCCCATCACAAATGAGCATATCCGTGTACTCATTGACAGTAAACGGAACCATCTCAACGTCATAATCGTCAAGCATGGTAGTCCTTGCGACCTCAGCCCAGGCACTTCCATTCCAATAATCAATGATATTGTAGTCGCCGCCACCGTCACGAACCGAAAGCAACCTGTCAATATCACCAGACGCCGTAGTGAATGTTCCCCATTTAAAACGTAATGGAGCAGTAGCCAATACGGAAGTGTCTCCACCAGTATTGTATGGGCGATAAGGATCGCGGCATTTTAAAGCACCATTGTCTTTCATGATGAAATTAGCCAGAACAAGCAGCTGATTGTCGTCAAGAGTGCGATTCTCGAACGAGGTGGTCAATCCTCCGTAGAAGTGACCTATTATGTGCCTTTGCCAATCAACACCCTCATTCGGGTATATAGGCTGTTCTGGGAGTCGTGGAGTACCCATTAGTCAGTATCCTCCACATTATCAGCAGTAAGGATCGATACCGAGTCACGAATCTGCGAGAATTCAGCATATGCCAAAGAACCCATACTTTGTTCCTTGTCGTGTGCCCTGCATCTGTATTCACCATAAGCCGCTAAAGCACTTATCCCAATATCGTCAAGCAGAATAGTATCAGTGATTACTGTGTAATCGTTAGGTTTGCCTGCTATAAACGCCGTGATCGTTGTAGTGTTTGCAGGGATCGCATCAAAGTAAGCACGCTTGTCACTGGAAGAATTCCCAAACAAGTGCCAGCCAAGAGGCACACCGGCAACAGCATTCCAGTCCTTTGCTTCGTTAAGGTCAGCCTTGGCCAATCCAATCCCATCATGCTTGATAGCAAGGCAATGAACAAAATTCACATTCCCGCAATTAGCATAGGTAAACTCAACGTAGTCGTTAGAGCCACCCATAGTAAAAGATGCGATAACTTGAAAGACACCAGACGTAATACAATATATATCCTGTCCGTCATTGATAAAATCAATAAGCATTGCATCGTCGTATGCCTCGTCAAGTACATCGCTCATACGAGTTCTTATTTTTAATATAACATCGTCAACTGTGGCCATTAGTTTGCCCTCGATTGTAATTGTTCGCTGCGAACATTCTGCCTACGCTGTATATTACGTGGAGCGTTCGAGCCTGAGTTTCCTTTAAAGTTCATAAGCCGGTCTCTGTATGATCTTCCAAACGATAAAGCGTTCTGATCAAAACCGAGATTTCGTAATGATATCTCTCTTGATTTATCGCTCAAAGCACCAAGCAAAGTATTCGGAAAAGCAGAAATATCTTCAGCTTCAACGATAGTCTCAGCTTTAAACTTCATAGTATATACTGCGTCAGGTTTAGGCCATAAAGCCAATCGTATCTGATCAGCTGCAGCACTACCGTCAAGGAAATATGTATTAGGCTTACCTGTGACAGTCAGTTCAGGGTCAGCATCAAATAATTGATTAAGACCTGTACCTAAAAGAACCTTATCATTACCTATCCGGACTGTGCCAGGAACAACATTAAATACTCCTGAGTCCAAATCGACATACCCTTGATCCGCGACAGTGGCAACAGTAGCGTCAGTCTGCAGGAATCGCCAGTGGTCAACCTTGTAATCCATACACATATCGATCATCGCCTCATTGATAGCGTCAGATATGACAAGACGTTCACCGTATGATACCTCGTCAGAATCCTGCAAACGCTTTATCAACGTTTCGATCCTGTTTACCATGTTTCGTTTTGTCGTAGTCCATATACTCATTATTATTCTCCATGAAACGCTACTGACAGTTTGCCTTTTCTGTGCATATCAGCAGCATTGGCAATAGTTCTCGATGCATCACTAACCTTTAAATCGGACTGGTAAGTATCTTCTTTTTGCTGTGCAAGATACTCAGCCCGACGTTGCAGATTAGAAACCTGTCTTCTGTTTAACAACTCAATACCTTTTGCAATATTACATTGAGGCCCAATAACGATAAGGCATTTGTATAGTTCATTCGGAACCATATGCCAAATCTCATATTCCTTTGAAGCAACCCTGTATCTGAGGCTTAAGTATCTGTCCGAAAAAGAGTTTTGTAATTTCTTTTCGTCAGTCTTCATATGAGCACCATGCACCTTTGCAGGTATTGTAATTTTCTGGCAATAGGCGTTTAGCTTTTTACGCCTTAAATATTTCTTTTGCTCTTTACTTACTTTCATCAGTCACCTCCGTACGTATACGAGTTACTGAAGCAATAGCACCGTTGGTTCGTTCCAGATCAACCTTAATGTTGTCTCGTCTTTGTATCAATACTTCGATATCCTTAATGACATTATTGATTGAATCGATGCAATCTTTCTTATGATCTTTCAACTGAATCAGCTCGAGATCAATAATGTTCTCCGGACTTCGTTTTGTGGTTTCTTTTGACATAACATTTCCTTTTTGGTTTTAAGAAAACTCGAGGATGAATTTAATCACCCTCGAGTAATAATCATTTACTTACTTTTTACGTCAACAAAGCATGCCCGAAAGTACGGAAAATCAGCTGACCAGCCGTATAGGTATCGTTAGTTGTTCCACCAGACGCCAAATACCAATAGTCATTAGCAGTAATCGCTGGGTCTAAATTGACTACTGATAAACCAGCAGACATCGTTCCACCGTTAATGAGGTAATCTGTTCCAGCCGCTTCATCTTCTTGGATATCAGCGAGAGTATTCTCGACAACATTGATGTCTGTGTCACCTCCAGCGGGAACCTCAAGGCAGATCAACTCAGCCTTAAAGATGATACCATTGGTAGCAACTACATTACGTCCGATATAGCAACCGTCTGTTGCGACAAGCCCAATCGCGTCATTGGCAGCACCACCACTATTTAGATCAGTAAGGTCAATCTTGATCTCGGTAATAATAATGCCATTCTCAGTCCGGCGATAAGTTGCAGGAGCAACGCCAGTACCAATAGCACCAGCACCGTGTTCAGCAGCAACAGCGATCTGAGAGTTTGCGAGATCAACCCACGCTGATCCGTTATAGCTTTTCATGATATTGTAGGTTGTGTCAAACCAAAGATCGCCCTCTGTAAGAGTCCACAAATTACCTGGTATTGCAGCCATTTCAGTTGACGTACCTGTATAAAGCATACGAAACTTACCGTTCTTATCGTAAAGATTTTTCTGCGTAATCATAATTCTATTCCTTATATAAAAATAAAAGGGGTGATTGTATATGGCTCACCCCTAGACAAGCCACCTTACTTTACAACGAGCAAAGCAAGCACCAAAAAGAAACCAACAACTATTCTGTGATGCCATAAAACTTGCACTGTTGTCCAGGGTTCTCGCAAACAAAGTTCACGTAATCCACGGCAGTTGCAAATTTATTGTCACTTCCTTCTTTCTGCGTCATGATCGAACCGTCACTACCGGTCAACCATTTGTATCCAGTCATTCCCGGAGGACGCATGAATTTGAACTTGGTAGAATCGATCATCATTCCAGTACCAGTTTTGATACTGTTCAGACTTGTCAACATCAAGGATTTACTTCCAAGCTGGATTCCAAGGCGTTTGTAACCACCAGTCCAGTCGAACGCGTCCATAGTGTTGAATCGACGATCTTCCTTGCTGTTCATGAAGTACTTCAGCATTGCACGCTGTGAGAACATAAGCATATTGGGATTACCCATATACTGATTCTCGTTCTCCATGATAGCCTCGAGAAGAATTTCTTCGTCAAGTTCGTCATCGACATTAACCATCTGACTCGCAAGTTCAGTATAGGTAGTTCTGTCTTTACCCCAGACATTCTTAAAGTTGTCGCCGGTCTCGGAGTTGCTGGCACCATCACTAATGATGTTATTCATGCCATCGCATTCAAGACAGGTTGTTCCGCTGTAAGCGTACTTACGAGTAATGACGTCGCCAGCTGAAAGGTTATCTGCCACCATACCTGTAACAGTAAGACCGCCATAAGTCCTGTTTCCAGTCTTCTTACTTCCTTTTGTAACAGCAGTTACAGGAGCAAAGTAAAGAGAGCTTGACGCACTAAGATCCAGCTCAGTACCAAAAGCACCCTCGTCATGAACTTCGATGATAGTGCCCTGTGGGATGAACTGAGTATCAAAGAAAGCAGGACCATTAACAGTACAAGAACCAGCACCTATAGTCTGAAGTGTTGCCAGTGTGCCATCGCCCTGACCCATCCAGATACGCTCAGCATCCAGCTTGGCAGTTTTAATGAGAGAAGTCATGTGCCTGTCAACGATATCGACATATGCACCCTGACCATTCTCGATCGTAGCAATAGCAGGACCAGTAAGCTCGAAGTATGCGTTAGTATACTTAAGCCACTGTTCACCCTGAATAGCATCAATCGGGACATTCCCACGGAATGAGCCACCTTCAGCCATCGGACCAACACCACCAGCCATCTGAGTTTCGAACGCCATGATCATTTTACGACCTGTGGCATCAAACTTACCTGCAACTTGCTCGATAATACGGCTGAATTGATTATCGAAATAAACAGTATTTTGCATTGCTGGAAGATATACATCTTTCAGAACGCCAGTCATGGTGGTTGCAGAACCCATGTCCGCCCGGGTTGAACCGGTAGTTGAAATTACATTACTAGCCATAATAAATTACTCCTACACTCGAGGATTGGCATTGGCCATATAGTTCCTTGCTGCAGAACCCATGTTGTTAACATTCAACATTTCGCCCTGCGGCAAAGTAGGGCCAGTGCCACTATTCGAGGAAATTGGATTAACAAGATTGTTTGGTGGGTTACCACCTGTAGGAAGATCGCCTCCTGAAGGTGGCGGATTAAGTTCCGCTTCACGTTTATCGTAACCCATTTGTACATAATGATCTCTAAGTTTACCGAAAGACTCTTGTGCCCTTGCTCCATAGTACTTATAGTTCTCTGGAGTAAAGAAAGATTCTCTTTGATCTGACCTTAACTGATTACGCTGGATTGCAGCATTAGCTTGCTCTCCAACCATATTGTCAGTAGCCAAAACAAACATATTCTCTTCGATCAGTTTCAAATCTGCCGGTAATGAGGTGTGTCTCTCGTCAGCAGAAATTACACTTTTTGCAGATGACATGCAGTTTTCAATCAAAGCCATTTGATCATTCTGAGTGCTCTTAGCTGTTTCGCCTGCAACAAAGTTTGACATTACCTCCAAACTTTTAATGTAATCTTCCTTAGAGATGTATTCGCCTTCTTTTGCTGCCTGAATGAGTTTGCTAAAACTGTCCTGTACAGACGGTTCTGGTTGTGATGGATTTTGATTTCCACCATTACCAAGTTTTGCCTGTAACTCTTCCGGACTAACAAGCCCACGCTGCAAACGATTTGCAAATTCACCATTAGGATCTATGCCTAACATGGCAATTGTCTTGCCTAAGTCTGAGACTTGCTGTTCCAAACGCTGAACGCTATCGTCCGGCTCTACTGCCGGAGCTACGTTTGGATCAGGCTGAACCGTATTATCTGCATTGACAGGAATGTCAGATACGGGTGTCGTCGAGGTCGGGTCATTGCCGCCAGGAGGTACAGTAACGATAGGTTGTGTGTTGTCGTTGGCAACAAGATTACCTCCGCTTGGTGTCCCGCCATCATTGGTAGGATCAGTCGCATTGGTTAAGTCTACTTCGTTCATAATAAAGGTCCTTTCTAAAATTATTTAGTTTTGCTCGAGGTCTTTGCCTTCGAGTCTACGGGTTTCGATTTTTTAATAAGTAATTGCGGGATAGTATTCCCACGTTTAAATGCTTCAAGTTCTGTTTCTTTCTGTGCGGCCATCAAAGCATTATGTTGGATAATCTGTTTATGTTCTTCGACATGAACAACCATTGCCTGCACTAATAATTGCAAGGCAGGGTTTCCTGACGATTGTAACTCCCAGAACTTATCCATCATATAATCACCATGAACCATGATATGTATATGATTGTTGTCAAATGCGTTAGGATGCGACATGAATACAAACTGCTCAAGCATCATCTGTACGCCAGCCTCGTCTAAGCCCGGAGGTATAGGAGGCATTTCCATAGCAATCTTTTCGGCGTTAATGAATTCCTTCTGAGCAAAGTCAATCTGCTTAGCGTCTTTCTTGAGTAAGGCTTCAATGTTACCAAAGTCCATCTGACGCATGACATAAGCCCTAACCTGTGGATCGTTAGGATTGCCCAGTATACCGGACTGCCATGCCTCAGATGCTTTCTGTGATTCGATCGCTCTGGTCAAAGGTAAAGAAGATCCTGCTCGAACAATGACATTGTATTTACCATTCAATTCAGCAGTATTGACCTTCTCTATTGCCCAAGAGTTATCCTTACCCATGATAGGGATTGATCTTTCGCCATAGTTTTGTATGGAAAGCGATAAGAGCTGATGTACGACTCTCTCGTCGTCTTCGTCCAGATCCTTAACCATTGGTCCCATTTGAGTAAAGTCGGCCTCCTGTAGCAACTGAAGCCCTCTTCCGGACTCAATTCCAGGAGGTGCTTGCCCTCTTGATGGACCGTGGAAAGCGAATATCTCATCGATACCCATCTTAACCTCAGCTAAGTGAGAAAAGATGCCGTTTGGAAGCGGAACGCCAGACGCACGTGTGGGTTTCATTATCCCATCGTATTCAACAACATTAGCGTTTGTATTGTCTATCTGCGACCATGCAAGATTAGAATCCCTTGACGCCATGAAGATACTGTTATACATCGCGTCAGCATGATCTTTCATGCAACTGCGAAGCTCATTATATTCACGTTGCAAAGGACGAGCCTGACTGATACGAGAGATGCCTTGTGGAGTAATACCCTTTAGCGACAAAGGAGCAGACGCAATAAATGGAACTAAACCGTGTGGGTATTGCTCAATAGGATAAGGCTGATTAGTAACAACAAGACCATTGACCTTTACAGCGTAAACGCCTTCAGGAAACATGTCGTCACGTTCATGCCATAATTCTCTGTACTCTACAATATTGTCGTATGGAATCATTTTGTTTCTGTCAACTCCGTCAGTCTTCTCGGGGATAACAGTAGGAGCGATATCCTCAGCGAGCTTAGCAAAGTCACGCAAGATACCAAGCTCAAAATCATTATCCATGTTTGCAACAGATTCGTTGTTGACAGCATAGACTTTCTGTGCTGCCTCAACTCCAAACCTGCTCACAACCTCGCCAAGAGTGATACGCTTTGCATGGATAATCCATTTTTGCCTTTTGTAGTTTTTGTTTCGATGGTCAAAGATGATCTCGTTATTACCAACAGTTTCAACAATAGCTTCACCGTTCCATAACAACGCACCTTCTTCCATCCCAGTCTGATGACCCGGCTGGTCTTGCATTGGGTTTGTACCTGCAACAGAATGCTTGCCATCCCAAAAAACCTTTCGCCAGGCAATGCCGGCAAGATCGTACCAAAGAACAACCCCGCTGCGGCCTAAGTCTTTACCGTTAATCCTTTGGAGGTAAGGCATGAATCGCTGACCCATCAAAGCAGTAGCTTTATCGTCTTCGTCTGTACCTGCAGGAACAACATCGATCGTTGGGTTTGTTTTTGTGGCAACGGCTATGTCATTGACTACGGCTGGTAGAATTCGATTGCTGACAACTTGTGTTTCGTAAGGACTTGGCAATGGATGTATCTGACCACCTAATACAAAGATGTTCTGATGCCCACACAAATATGCAATATTAGCTTTAATGCTTAACTGTGCTGCTTTCCAGTATGGCTTGAAGTCTCTTTCTCTCTGAGTCATAAAGTCAGAGATAGCCTTATCTTCAGGAGACTGATTTACATTGTTAATGTCTTCGCTCATTATAATTGTCCTTTTCCGACGATTCCTTTTTCACCATTGACCCGGACTGCCATCTTGCATTTGCATACAACCGACATATCAAATCCGCATACCTGCATACCTTTGTGATAAAACTCAAGGATATAAACATCCTCGTTATCCTGAGTGATCAATACTCTCTTACAAAGCAATCGACCACACTTAGGACAAAGGCACTTGATCCATTTCGGCTTAGAGGATAGTCCCGTCTTTGATTTCACTGGGGTCAAAGGCATTAGGCTTGTTCTCCGTCGGTTCGTCCGGGTTCAGTTCGATCTTCTTCACTGTCTTCTTCTTCGGCAATAGAGTCATCGGCGGCATCATCTTCGCCATCTCCATTTCCACTATCGTCATCTTCTTCAACATCGACGGGTGTTTCTGTTTCATCCGTAACCAGCACTTCAGAAAGAATTGGTTTGTCTCCATCTTTGGTTTCCTGTGATTTAATATTTATTGGTAATGGGTTAGGCTCTTCGCTCAAGCTGCCTAAATTCAATAGGCTTAATGCTTCATCTGAGCAATCGACGTCCAGTTTAAACTCTGCATCAGCAAACTCAATAAAGCATTCATGGCAAACTCGAATAGTTCTTTTCTTTGGAGAATGAACCTTAATAACAAAACATTCTTTTTTGCCCTCGCAACAATCACATACGTGCCGTATTGAGCGAAAAGCAGTATAGCGTCTTCCATCTGAGGTTTTCATAATGTTCCTTTCTAAGCGATTTTAATATTATCTTTTCTCATGTTATTTGTCATTTTACTGAAAATCTGATTGTTGAATCTGTCCATCATGGCACGCTGCTGTAACTGATCGTCACTTAATGTCTGCTTCACTGATGTAACAATAGCACGTTGAGGATATAAAATGCAACCATGCAAAGCAAGCATAGATGAAATAACAGAGTCATCATTGAACCCAGATGGAGCACCTGTCTTAGAACGATCTTCAAGATACACGAATTGACCAAGCTCTGTCAATGTAATTTCGCATACAATTTCAATAGTCTTATCAATCAATGCTTTTTCCATCTGACGTATAAGCATCCACTTCGTTGCTTCTAATGTATAAAATCCGAACTTAGTAGAAATGTCAGGATCTTCACTTAAATGTTGTTCGCCTTGATAAAGCCTTGGGTATTTATAAGTAACAATAAGCCCGTCAATAAGAGCAGACCCACAATGATTTGCCTCTGGGACTATCAAAGCGTTATTATAAAACCTCCCAAGGCGATCAGCGTAATCAGTAGCTTTTGTTATTCCTATCTTCGCACGTAAATGAGCAACCTGCCTAAACTTAGGAAGTCTGCAGTTGTACACACTCATAGATGTGTAGTCAGTAGAAAGACCAGTTGCAGTATCAATGCCCACTACGTACTTTTCCCCAGGTATCGGGTGTTCCCATACGGAAAACAGTCCGGACTGAGTTGGTACGAATTTAGGTATTGAGTTTTTTCTACTCATTGTAACTTGCCTTATCTTGCTATGTTATATTTATTTGCCTTGTACGAAAAAGCCGCCTTTATTGATAGATACGGGAAGTTCGCCAGAGATAGGGTTTCCAATTTCTATTTCGCTTATCTCCTTGCCGTCAATAGTAAAAGTGAACGGTCCATTTTCCTGAATCGTTTCGTCCGAGCCAGTCAAGAAGAACTCTCTGTTTGTTATCCGCTGTTCGGGTACTGCTCCCTTTTCAGGGAAAGAGTAAGTTGTATCACTTACGTCAACGATGATACATTTCAGCTTAAAGTCTTCTGCTAGGTATGTTACAATTATTTTACCGTCGCTGTTAGCAACTACTGATACTTGAACGTGATTAAAATTATAATCCAGAGGAGCTTCGACTAATGTGAAAATAGCACTCCATGCACCAGCAGCTTCACGTTTCTTCATATAGATTCTGTCATTACTTGCCCAGATAACGTAAATATAGTTTGTGTCAGGATCTATAGAAATAGTCGGATTGGTTGTCTCAAAGTCGGTATAAGCAGAAGTTGCCAACAACACTTCGTCAACGTCCCACGAGCCTCCAGGTGCAGCAATTCTATTTCTAAAATAAATATCACCAAGTGTGTCCATGTAAGCAATGAAGATTCCTTGAGAACCGTTACTTGCGACTCCTATGGTTGCTATTTCTGCATTGTAGACTTGACAATAGCACTCTCTTAGCGTCACAGTCTCGTTACCTAACATTGTATCTATGCTTTCGTCAAAGAGATTGCCGAGTAGTTGTGAATTTATACCCCATGAATGACGAACAAAATAAACGTCACCACCTACAAGAGGTACAACCTTTTGAGCTGTATTTTTGCCTCCAATCTGCGAGAAATCATACTCTATGCCAGTTCCCCAAGTCCCATTGCTATACTGACCTCTATACGCTCCATGTGTAGGACCATCGCCAGCCACACCTATCCACGGATACCCACTAGTGTCAACGCACATCCCACTATCAGAGAACACGCTCTGGTTAGATTCTGCGGACGCCCAAGTGATAGTGCTATCAGAGTTTGGCACACCTCTGCGATACCATACGCCAGTAATATAATGGACATTAGTCCCATCAAACCATAAAGACCAACCAGCATCACTAAGAGTAGAAGTATATGATGTAGGAATATCAATAACGTCAGACCAAATTTTACCGTCCGCTGAAGTCCTATAGCTGAGATATGTTGTAGTGGCATCTGCGTGCCTCACAAACCACACCCAGTACAAGCCAGCTGCATAATAACTATTCGTTTGATTAGTAGGTATTCTGGCCGAAAAATATGGCTCTCTATCAACGCCATAAGCCAACTTTGCTGTGTCATTGACCGTAAGTTCATAAGGACTTGTTTCGGTTGAGAACACCTCTACTCCAGCGGCGTCCTTGCAGATGACAGGAACATTACCCCTTGGATTACCAGCGGAATCTACAACTTTTGTGTTGAACGTGTAGATTTCGTTTGTGCGTGAGTCGCCAGTTGACTCTGCACCATGCTGAATTGTGAGGACTTTAGCCACTTTATATTTAGGGTCAACAACACTAAATTCGTGGTCAGTATTTGTATCGTTATTACACGATATAGCATAACTACCTCTTCTTGCTGTTGAAGAAATACCTGCGGCAGTTATATCTGCACCATACCCTCTGACGCCACTAGCAACTCTGTTGATTTTTAAATCTTTACAGAAGATAGGGTCTGTCCGAAATTCAACTGTTAATAAATTTGCACACTCGAAGTCGTTGATATATGCAGTAATGGTAGTATAAAAATACAATCTCTGTTGGCTTAAATTATCGCCATCATCATATCGCCTGCCGGTAAATTTACTGCTCCTAATCTTAACCACACCTTTATCAAAGAATATTCTGCGATTATTCCTAAGGTAGATAGTTGAGCCATACCAGTTAAACCTTGCCCCTATAGCATTCACAATACCGAGTGGTGTTGTTGACGGGGCAATCGACCAATAAGAGCCATCAAAACCCTGAACGTCAAGTGCTGTGCCCATCTGCATTGTCGCCGCCGCTTTGACTGTTAGGTCTTTATCGTCTTCCATATAGACAAACTCACGCTTAGTCTGGAAGAAGGTTTCTGTTGTGCCGTCGCCGATCTGAATATCAGCGTCAACTGTATAGTTTGCAGATTCCTCAGTCTCAGTTACAACGTTCCATGTGCCCAAGACATCTGCGTCGTGCATTGCCGCCATATCAGCAGGGTCATCAGGCGTGCCACCTGTTACTGTTATTTTACCGCCTGCATATGCATATGTACCTGCCATGTTATAGCTCCACTATCGTCGTCTGTGTCGTTTTAATTGTCAGTATTTTGCTGTCGAGCATTTGCGATCTCTTCCATCAAACCATTAAATTCTGTTACTTTCTCGTTGAGAATTTTTTTTGATTCTGAAATCTCAATATTCAAGTCGGTTGCTCTTATCTTTTTTTTGTCTAATTCCTGTTCGGTCATTTTCTTGCTTTCTATTTATTAACTTAATGTGTGTTCTGCGTTACCATAGTAAGCGTGAAGCCCATCGCTTTCCATCCATATCATTCCGTTTTCTGGGTCGCTCGGAATCGCTGCGAGGTATGGTAACTTAACAACCCCGTCGCCTCTTATCTCCATCCCATCGTCTTTTGATGCTCTTATCTTGAAATAGTCTTCTATGGGAGGCTGAACTAAAGCGTTACGGGTTCTCTGTATTGCAATGTAGTATGCTTCTATAATGGCATTGCCATCCATGTCTTCGTCGTCTTCTGTCCAGTCAGCAGGTGCAGTGAAATTGAACTGCCCGTTCTCTCTCATACCGCCTGTAGTATCAACGACCGTTAGTGCTGTCCAGTTACCGCCAGATTTAGAGTAAAAGAACTGCAAAATCGCATCTTGGTTCGCACCCGTGTCAAGTGCAACGTCAACAATCTCGAATTTCTCGTCTGAGCCTATGAGAATATAATCGTCGTCATTGTCCATTATCGTTAAGTCAGAGCCACTACTTGACAAGAACGCTGTGGTGTCGGCAGTCCCTCCGTTTACCCTATCACCTGACAAACCTGACGTATTCTCATATCCATATCCAGGGTCAACAGCAGAAGCACCATACACTTGAAAAGCCTTGCTGAATCCTGCGAGTGCCAAGAATGCCTTTGTGGTTGCATTGCTCCCATCTTCAACGCCAGCGATATAACATGGGACTGAGGTTGATGCGTCTGCATTCGTGGCCTCTGATACATCAACATGAGTATAGATGCCCGCTACAGATTCACCTACTCCCAAGTCGCCTGACTTTATATGTACTTCCTGTCCTACAATGTTATTGTGCCCTTCGCATTCTACTCCAACGTATATCCCACGCTGATTGTTTGCGGCAGAATTGAACTCAAATTCAGCTAACTTCCCGCCTGCAAAGTCATAACCGACAACTTCAAACTCGCCTGCACTTCCACACGAAAATTCATGTTTATAACCATCGCCCGTTATAAAACTGGGATGCTGCGATACAAAATAATTGCCCGGCGATACGCCTGAGTTTATATCTTCCGTCCATCCCATTCCATCGACAATAGCAGTCTCGGTGTCTATCACTAGCTTTATCTCACAGACTGAATTGATTTTCGCTCCGGTAGTGAATACTATCCAATCACCAATGTTTTCTGAAGTGAAGTTCGCACCGGAAGTTTTAGTGAACATATTTTCGTATGTGCCGCCAGTGTGGTCGTACCAGCCTTCACCTGCTTGAACAATACTATCAGTCCCAAACGCCAGCGAAACGATAGACGCTCCAAACTCAGGTGATAGCGTCCTTATGCCTCGGTTTCCGATAATATGTCCGTCAGCCTCTAATGTTCCTGTGCCAAGAAACTCGTAGCCTTGGTTATCGACAGCGTTGCCAAAGACGATCTTATTCGTGCCACCATTCATTATAAGCCAGTCGTTTGCGGCGTCTCTGAAGCTAAAGGCAGTAGTTCCGCTTATTATGACTGCCTTTGGACCGTCACTTGTATCGAGGATATACTCGCCAACGTCTGACCCTAACCATGTACCGGAGTCCATTAGCTGCCATGGAGTGCTTAGAGCATTATTGTTATCACTGAATTTTTGTCCCATGATAAATCTCGCTTAAATTATAGTTCAGTTCTATAACGTGGAACGTACCTGATCTGAACAGCACTGGCGATAGTTAAGTTTAAAATCTGTCCTTTAATCATACGCAAGGTTTCACCATCGAAACTTTCTTTGCTACCTGATGTTATCGTCCAGTAATTAACTGCATCACCTTCAACATACATTGTGACATCACCACCAACTGCATGTATCGCCCACGATATACAGTTTGATGGGACGGTGTATGCTTTAGGACTAACGCCAACAGCGTAATTCTCAATAACCATTCTTATTTTTGCCATCATACTTCCTTTGATTTAATTTTATGCTGCTTCCATTGTTATAGTCCCAATTTCAGGGTAGTTCTTATCAGCCTTAACTCTATCCAGCATTTTTCTTATCTCGCTGCCAGGGAATACAGGATTACCACCAAACGTCATGTATTTACCATTGATACGTACATCAATTTCGTCAGCAGTTAATGTCAAAGCTAACTCCTCGATCTCTTCCATCGGAATATATGGGTTTTCTTTCATGCCTCCATATGTCGTATATGTAGGTTTCTCCG